TTACGTTTGTTGAGTCAAAATACTCATTTACTGTATTTGACTTCTCAATTTTAAACTTTGCCATTTTATTCTCCTTGTATGACGTTCTAGGTCAACGGCTGGCTAGACCGTAGTCTTAAACGACAGAAATATTTAGTAAAAATTAGCAAATATGCTGTTATTGGTTAGGAAATGCGCTGGTTGGCACTGTAAAGTTAGAAGTATAACGAGCATATCGCGATATACGCAACTCATCAATATAACCGCTCATAAAGTTTGAAGCGGTAGATACAAGATTTGCACCTATATTGATATTTGATGTAAGCGCATCAACCAATGAAACAGAAGATGTAGATTGCACAGATGTTCCATTTACATAAAGTGTTATAGTAGCACCATTCACTACAACAGCAAAATGATACCAAGTATTAGTTGATAATGAACCACCAGATAAAATAGGTGTCATAGAACTATTATAATCATAAGCGGCAAAATTTAATGTGGTTCCAGATGTGTATAATGTCCAGTCACCTGCCGAAAAACCACTGCTGGTTGCACGTTGAATAACTGTTCTACTTGTAGATAAATCTGCAAAATATGCCCAACCTTCTATGGTAAAATTACCATTACCAAAGTTATATTGAGTGCTGTTGCTATAATCACTTCGTAGCGGTATTACAACATAATTTGTTGTTCCATTAAATGAAATACTGCTTCCACCAAATTGGTATTGTGCTGAAGACAATGATGTATTATTATAAGTGAGTAAATTATTTTTTCCAGTTTGATCAAATATACCAGCATTTGTAAAGTTTAATAACAATCCTGTACCGCCTGACGCAGTAAGCGGTGCAGAAGGAGGCGTAAATGAACTGGTATATAAAGCAGAAGAAGTGATTCTGTAATCACTTATATAACCGTAAAAAGGTGCATCCATTGCTAAAATATTTATTCATGAATAATTTTACAAAACAGATTATTAAGCAATACGAGTAACTGCTATGTAGCCATGTCCATAGTTGTATACGGCAAGATTTGATATGCTGCTGCCATTAAATGTGCTTGTATTATTATACATACCGTCACTAGTTGAAACGTTAGCGGCACTTGCATCAAGGTAACTGCCGCCGCCACCGCCAGCATCTATACCAGTTCCCGAAGTGCTATATGTTCCACCACCACCGCTATATCCGCCGCCACCGCCACCTGTGATAGGACCAGCACCACCGCCACCGCCAAATCCACCTGCACTTATGCCAGCCGCATAACTTGTTTCGTTTTGAATACCACCACCGATAGCACCATACATAAATGCACCACCGCCACCGCCAGACGCCGCACTACTTACCGTTGTGCGAAGATTGGCACCTGTACCAATAACACCATTGGCATACATACCACCACCGCCACCTGCATCATAACCATCAGTGCTTACAGTTCCAGAACCATTTACGTGACTATTGCCACCTATGCCATTTGCACCGCCAGGCGCACCATAATAACTGCTACCGCCGCTTGTTCTTGTAACAGCATTACCGCCTTTAACACTATTAGGAACACCACTTGTAAAGTTGGCACCGCCTGCTCCGCCGCCTGCAACAAGTAGTGGTTGGTTAGTATTAGTTACAACCCAACTTGCACCACCACCGCCAGTAGAACTATAAGTAGCACCTACGCCTGCATTGGCGCTCATTTGTCCTACAACAAGTGTTAAAACTTGACCTTGTGTAAGATTAAATGCGCCACTCATAACAGCACCCCAACCAGGTGTGGCATTGCCATTTGCTAGGTTACCAACAGAAAAATAAGGTATGCCACTGCGAGCGCCAGCAACAGTGATTTGGTAAGTTCCTGTTGCTGGCACAGTCCAGAACTGATAACCATTACCATAAGTGTTATAGAAACTTGTGCTTTGTAACCAGGTATTACCAACATTACTATAGCTGTTTGCAAATAACTGTGTGCCTGTTGCACCTACTGGTCCACTGACGTTTCCTGATAGGAAAGTAAAACTGCTAAAATTATACAAGCCAGTGTTGTCAGCCGTTACGCTGATTCCACCACCAAAACTAATACCACCACCTATAACTAATGACATTATGATTCCTTATGTTGGTGTTGAACCGTTATATCTAGTGAGCCAGTAACTTGCATTTTGATAATGTTCTAATTGTGATAAGGCTCTTGTATAACAATGTGCGGCCGCAATATCACCATTAAAACCTGGTGATGTTTGCGTAGCGGCAATCACTGGCGTTGTAGGATTTTGTCCAACATTAAGTGTAGCACTGTCACCAACAAGCGCACCATTTACATATATTTTCCACCCAAGTCCTGTATCAAATGTTACACTTACATAATACCACGTATTAAGTGCTTCTGTGCCAACATTTTGAGCAACGTCTGTATAACCAGAAGAGGTATGGTTGCCAGCACAGAAAACATTTTGACCGTTGTTAAACCAAGTTGTATCTCGTGCTTCTTGACTACATTGCAGATAACCTGCACCAAACGGAGCAGTAACGGTATTATGTCCACGAATTACAGCACCTTTACTATAACTAACAGAACCGTTCATAATAGCACTTGGTGCTTTTGCCCAAACATTGCCAGCAGTTGTAAAATATGCTTGGTTAGTTCCTACATTGGTTACGCTTGGTATAGCAACATTGGCAGTGCCAACTCCATTATAAAAAGTAAATGTATAACTATTTTTGCTATCAACCCAAGTATTTGCAGATGCTACATAATTTGCCATATCAAGATTGTATAGCAAACTATCGTTTATGATAGCGTCATACCCTTGCATATTCCAGTTACCGCCAATATTAAATCCGCTTGGTATAGTAAATGCCATTTTTATCCCTTAAAACGGTTTTTGTGATGAACTTTGTGATATAGTTCCGTGAGATGTAACAGTTTGAACACCGCTTGCATCACCAGTAATAGTATCACCAAGCATCAAGTATTGTGTATTTGTAATAGCAGTAAGTGGTTGGTTTGGAACAGTTATACTGGTTAAATTAGGATCATATGGTGTTGAACCATTTACCACACGAATATTAGTAAGATAACCTGGCCATTCTTGACCATAGTATGTTGCAATATCGTTAGTAGTATTACCTGAAGTATTATAATTTAAGTTATTTGTGTTCAAACCAGTGGTGCTTCTTGTAGCAGTTCCGCCAGGTGTGCTTCCTAAAAATAGAGTTTCTTTGTTGCTACTATTTCTGGTAAGAGCAAAATAATACCAAGTATTGATACTCATGGTAGGCACAGTATAAGAATATGCTCCTCGTCCACCATAACTATCTGTTGAAATAGTTGTTGAATTGGTAACGAATAAACTCAAACCATAATCAGCATTAGCACCCATTATACCATATGCTTGTGTAAAGTTAGGTAATTGAAACCAACCTTCAATACAATAAGCACCACCACCAATGGTAATACCTGGACTTAAACTTAAATATGAACCACCGTGACTCGTGCTACCGCCAGCAAAACTTAAACTACCAGCTAAACTTAATGAACCGTTAGGATAAATTATTACGCCGTTTCCTATTGTAATTCCTGGTCCTACTATTGTTACCATTATTACACCAATCTCTCAATACTAATTAGGTTGTTGCTATAACCATTACCAGTTATTGCACTAATACGATAAGCATTAGTTCCAACGGTTGTAGTGACCATATACATATCACCAGCAGTTCCGCTTGTGCTACCTATATTAGAATAAGTTGTGCTTAATGATAAACTACCACTATAGCCTGTTGTGCCGCCTCCTAAACCACTTTGGAACATATAAGTGTAAAGAGCACTTGGTGTGCCACTTAAACTACCAATTTGTAGTTGGTTAGCATTGCTACTACCATTGTTTAGCCACTGAACCTTAATATTATCCATTGTAACTGCTGTATTTTGTGCAACAATTGCTGCACTCTTACCAGTTTGACTTGGACTATAAAGGTTACCACTAATAGTTGCACTTGTTCCAATAAATGTGTTAGCAGTAATAACATTGGCACCAGTGATATTTCCATAACTGCCAGTAGTTATAAAGTTGCTTGCAATCACATAGTTTGCACCAGTGATATTACCACCGCTACCAGTTGTAATAAGATAACCAGCAGTTACGTTACCACTTGTAGATACGTTACCATAAGTTAGGTTTGAAGTTACGTTGATATTGCTTGCTATCACGTTGCCAGTTGCAAGAAGGTTACCAACATTAACATTACCACTTGTAGTAATTGGATTAGCATTGCTCATATAAACGTTGCCGTTTGGATATATCACCATCTGCGCAGCACCGTTGTTATAGAAACTCAACGGTAGATAAGTTCCGCTTCCGTTTATACCACTACCTAATTGAACATCAATATTACTATTGGTAGTCATAAAGATTTTAGATGCATTATTTGGATTACTATTAGCAACTGCTTGCCAACTTGCACCTGTGCTTGTGCCATTTGGAAGAGCATAGATACCAGTTGTAGCATTAGCAGTTGTAGTTTGGAATACAGTTCTATAACCAAATGTGCTATTAGTAAAGTCACCAAGTATAGCACTGTTGCTTGGCATTATGATATTGCCAGGCACAGTAATGTTGCCATCATATTGACTGAATGTCCAGTTATATACTTTTGTGCTTAAAACATTTTGATTATAATTGCTTAATATTACTGTTGAACCAAGACCGCCTGGCAATGTTAAAACGTCACCGTTTTTATATCCAGTACCAGGATTTGTAACAACAAGCGATGCTTGTGTAACATATCCACCAACAGAAGAATAAGATGCGGTCATACCACTACCATTACCACCTGTTAGTGATTGGTTACTATATGGTGGAGAGTTATATCCACCAGCAATACCAGATATAGTAAGAACGTTATAAACACCAACTGTACGAAGTGTCATGGTAGTGCTGTTGCCTGCAACTATATTAGCGTTTCCAATAGTAAGATTAATATTACCAACACTAATATTACCTGTATAAGTTGGAAGATAACTTGCTACGTTAGCATTAGCAAATGTTCCAGTAATCGTTGATGCTAGTGTAGCATTGTTGTTATACCAATAGTAACTATTACCATATACACCAGTATTTGCTACCATATTGCCAGCAATTACAGAACCTGTGCCGCTTATGTTGCCGCTTGCACCACTTGTTATTGCAATGTTTCCAGCAGATAAATTACCATTATATGTTGTTAGGTAAGCAGCAACATTTGTATTACTATATGTTGAACCACCTCCAACACCAGTTAGGTAGTAACCATTACCAAGATAGAAATTAGCATTCACGTTACCTGCATAAGTTGGAAGATATGCGGCAACTTGTGTGTTGCCATAACTTCCACCACCGCCACTGCTAAATGCTACACCATTTGACCAGTAGATACCAGTTGCAATAACATTACCACCAATTGCGCCGTTTGCCCAAGCAATATATCCACCAGGACCAGCAAAACTACCGTCATTGCCAAATGTATATTGTTGTGTGCCATTTGGTTTCACACTAATTTGGTATGTTCCAATAATTGCAAGATCAAGTGGATTATCTTCAAGAATTTGCGAGCCACCAACTGTGAACTGAATCTTTGGTGTAGCAATTTGTGTCAAAGCATTGAAATTACTTGCATAAGCATTTGACCAATAAAGTGTGCTATTACCAAGATTATATGCAGTGTTAGCGATTGGAATCAGATTTCCAGTTGCAAGATTACCAATGTTTCCATTGTATGTTGGAAGATATGCTGCAACATTACTATTACTATATGTTGAACCTACACTAATGCCAGTTAAATAATAACCATTACCTGTAAAGAATGCGGCATTAGAATTACCACTATAAGTTGGAAGATAACTTGCAACGTTAGAATTACTATATGTTCCACCAATGCCAGAAAGTATGCTTACGCCATTTGGATAATTGTAATTTGGTGAATAAACATTAGATACAAATAGATTACCAAAGAATGAACTGATTCCACCAATGTTACCATAGTTATTTGCTGCACCACCATTTATGATTGCATTTTGTTGATTACCATAAACGTTTACCTGATAGATACCCATTTGTCCATTAACAGAGCCATAGTTAAGTACGGCATTTCTAGCATTATTCGCACTAACCAGATAACCTCCACCACCAATTACAACACCAGCAAGCGCATTTGCAGCAGTATTCGGGGTAAGTGTAATATATCCATTACCAGTACTTTCACTTATAATTCCACCAGTTGGAAGTCTTATATTACCATTATAAAGTATTTGAACATTGCTTGTGGCAACAGTATTAGCAACATGGTAAGCGGATACATTTGAATTGCTATAAGTTCCAGTCGGCGGGTTTGCTACAAGATAAGCAGCAACTTGTGTATTGCCATAAGTTGCAGGCAAACCAGTAAGATAATAACCATTACCAGTATAGTAAGTTGCACTAACATTACCACTTGCAGTAACATTGCCACTTGCTGTAATATTGTTAGCATATTCAGTAAGTGAAATAGTTTCGTAATGTGATGTAGTAATATTTCCTATTACAGTTAGATTTCCACCAATAGTAACATTACCAATTGTAGTAATATTTCCAGTTACAAAACCGTTACCATACTTGAATCTTCCAACTTCATTATTATAATCACTGCCATTTTGACTAAAAATAATATCGCCAGCACTATATGTGCTTATAACAAGATTTCCTTTGCTGCTGCCACCATAAACAGTTGGACCTACATAAAGATAGCCATCATTTGCCTGTGTTAAACCATATCCTGTTTGATTATAAGTGCTACTACCAATACCGAAGTCAATATAGCCTCCGCTATCATTACCATTATCTGCAACAGCAACCCAGTCAGTTGTTGCGGAATTGCCGCTATTTTTGTTTTGTAAAATAACTTGAACATAATCATTTTGACTATCTGCAATCTGGAACTTTGCATTTAGTGGTGTATAATTTAGCGACTGTCCAACATAAGTTTGATTTGGTAATTGAATATAAGAACCACTAACAAATAAATTACTATACATTGTTGTTAATGTTCCACCAACAGTGTTATAACCATTGGAATACCCAGTTAGGATTGGATTACTATTGGCAACTAAAGTTATACCATTTACAGTGTTACCAAAAGACACTGAAGCTAATCCGCTTGTTCCAATAAATCCATTACTAAAAAGGTAACCGTTAAAACTACCTATACTACCAGTGCTTGTAAAACTATTAGCACTGCTATAATTTGTTACTACAGAATTTGCTGCAAATTCTTTGTTGACAACATGTAAATTTCCGTTAATAAATGTTTCTGCTAAAATGTTAAAATAATCTGCATTTAAATTAATTTGTTCATTACTATTGTATAAATTGCCAGTAATAAAAGCATTACCATTATTAAAGATCAAATTACCTGCATAAAGATTATTACTAACAGTTAAGTTAGGAAATAAACTTGTACCTCCACCGCTCAAAATAGCAATTACTTCTTCATTTAGCGTATTAACATTAGCTTGAAGAATAGAAATTTCACCATTAGCAGCAAGTAAATTTGCATTAAGTAGAGCGATTTCAGTTTCTTGTGTCGATGCGTTACTCTGTAGCACAAAAATTTGTGCTTGAGTAGTTGACATTTCACTATTGAGAGTGTTAATGTAAGTTGCTTGGAATGATGCATTTAGTGTCAATGTATTAATGTTACTATTAGCAGCATTAATTTGTGCAGAATTTGCAAAAGCAGTTCCAACAACAATACTGTTTACTTCATTAGCAAGATTTACAACTTCTGCATTTAAATTATTAAGTTGTGTTGCTTGATAAGCAGCATTTGTTACTAAACCTGGTATAAGAGCAGTATTTGATGCAAGATTGTTAAGTGTAGATATATTAGCATTACTGAAAGCAGTAGGTTGCTGTGTTCCATCGGGAAAAGTTAATATAGCATTACGATCAAAAATCCAAGTATGATTAGAACTACTTTCATTGGATTGCAACCAAATATCTGTATTCGCATAAAGAACTGCAATATCATTGTCTGCAAGATATAATCCAGTTGATCCAGTGATGCTATTTGGATACAATTGCATTGCGCCATCATTGGAATATATAACTCCAAGATTGCCAAAAGTTATGGTATTATCAAGATATAAGTTAGACCAAGCATAATTTACATTACCCAAGCTATAATAATTGGTAGATATAGGAATAACGTTGTTGTAAACATTTCCTGTTACAATATTAAGATTGGCAAGGTTTACTTGATGACCACCAGCCGTGTTGCCATCCATGATATATAGATTATTCGTGCTTTCGTCAATAACGAACTCACCTTCGTGACCTACTAATTGGTTAATTAATAATGGGCTGATTTTACCAAAATAACGACGCAGTGCCATGCTTATATCCTATTATCTTATATTTACCATAAAATTGTTGTTTAATGTTCTATGCAATTATGCATATCGGATGTTTGTGCAGAGCAATCAAATAATTGTTGCATTGCAATAAATATGTGCGTATAATGCATAACAACAGGAGAATTAGTATGAACAAATTAGTAAAACGCATAGCTATCGCTATACGAAAGCACAAGCGTTATAATCGCACAGTTCGTGAGTTAAGTTACTTAACTGACCGTGACTTGGCAGATTTAGGTATCAACCGTTGTGATATTCCAAATATTGCACACCGTGTTACCAGTGAAACTACAATCATCTAAGTTTTTTTAAAAAATTTAAGCAATAAAAAAGGGGCATTTCTGCCCCTTTTTGTATGTTATATTCAAAACCAATATTATTGGAATGAAAGGTTGCTTACTGCGATTTCACTTAGGTAGTCAGCAGCATTACCGAAGCTGCTTGCTACGTTAGTGAGTTCGATGTAACCATAACGAGTCATAAAGCCAACAACTGGTTCGAATGTTGATGGATCAAGGATCACACCAGATGACATTAGAGGGATGTATGGGCAATAGAACGCTGCTGCGTCTGCTTCACTTGTACCTTTGTAACCAACTAGAACTGGAATAGTGTCAGTTGCATAGCTGTCAACATAGATACGCATTGCACCGTTGAGAGTACCAACAAACTTAGTGTTAGTTGGGGCTTCAAAAGCACCTTCTGTAGTGCGAGCAAATGCAGAAGTTGTTGCAGACTGAAGAACAGTCAATGCAGCACTTGAAACAACTGCCCAGTTACCTGCACCACGACGAGTGCGTTGTGCAATTAGGTTAGCAGCACGATTGATAAGAACAGCTAGAGCAGCATGTTCGTCACCAACGAATGTTGCAGTACCACTTACAGTAGCTTGGTTGTATGTGAATTCACTTGCAGCAAGTGAACGTAGGCTGTAAAGGATTTCTTGATCGATTTCAGCAGTGATTTCTTGAGCAAGAGCAGCCATGATTTCTGCTTCAATGTCAAGACCATGCATTGCTTGAGCGTCTTGAGCAGCTTCAAAAGTCCAACGTGCGCTAAGCTTACGAGTCTTAGCTTCAACTGGTTGCTTTAGAATCTGGACGTTCAAACGACGACCTGGTGTACCTTCGAGTGCAGCAGTTAGACCAGCACGACCGTCAGCACTATTAGTGCCAGGAGCAGCACCTGAATAACCACTTGCAATCTTGAATGGTGAAAGTGCTTCATCATTGATGTTTGAACCTGTACCAAACTGACCTGTACCATTGCTTGTGAACTGGTCTGCATAACGAACACGTAGAGTGTGAATTTGTGCGACTGGACCAGTCATTGGTTGAACACCAACGATTTCGTTGGCGATAACTGTTGGCATAACACGACGGATAACAGGTAGGATAACACGGTTAAGTGTTGCTACGTTACCAGCAGCAGTACCACCTGCTGTTGCGTTTTCTGCCAAATACTTACGAGTATTTTCGAGCACCATGCTCATTGTTGTACGACGATTACCGCTTAGACCTTCCAACAGGGCTGTCTTGGTTTCGTCCCAACGGCTTTCAATTAGTTCTTGTGACATAGGGTCTTCTCCAATTTAATTTGTATTACTTTACCAGACCAGCAAGACGCTTCATTTCAATAATGTTTGAAGATTCTTTTTGTTCTGTTTTTACAGCACGGTCACCTGTAATTTCTGTTTTGCTTTCAACGATAGTCTTTTTAGTTTCTACCTTTGGTGCATTACCTTCCATTACTGGGTTTAAGTACTTTTTGTATGCTGCGTCGAGTTTATCTGTTGGGACTGATTCCAGCAGTTGTGACATCACAGCGGCTTTGTCCTTGCTAAGTGGACCTAGCAATTCATTGAGTTTTCCGTTACGTGCAATAGATTCATTGATTTTACGGATTTCTACTTCTTTAGCCTTAACTTCAGTCAACGCACGTTCTTGAGCATCACGAGCCTCGCTAAGTTGATTTGCCATTGCAGAAATCTTGTTAGTGAGTTTTTTGATGTCTGCGCGTTCGTTAAGGTAGCTTGCGCCAAACTCAGTTGCAAAAGCTTCAAAAATCTTACGACCGAAGTTGTTTTCCTTTGCTTCCTGAATATCTGTCTTGAGTTGGTTTAATTCTGTACGTAGATGATTTGTAACTGTGCTTTCTACCAAACTACTTGCCTTCTTGACAAAACTGTCACGAAGAGTTTCAAGCTTCTTGCGACCTTCGGTAACAACTGCTACCTTAGTTGCTGCAAGATCAGCCTTGTCTGCTGCAAATTCTGCAATTTCAGCTTGTAGGTTTTCAGCAACGAAAGCTTCCAACTTTGAAATTGTTTTTTGCATATTAGCACGATCACTACGAAGTTCAGCAACTTCACTTGCAAGTGATTCACTAAGATAAGAATCAAAATTCTTAGCCTTTTGCATCATTTGCTGTGTGAACTTTACACGGTCTTCGCTAACCATTTCACGTTCAGCCTTAATCTTTTCGAGTTCGGCTGTTAGTGATTCGTTAACCATCTTGTCCAGAGCCTCAACCATATTAGCACGGTCGTGTTGATAACGACTTGCCATTTCTTCACGGATTTCATTACGAATTTCACCACGTGCTTCTTCTAGCTTAGCATTCCATGCTTCTTCTAGTGTCTTACGAGTGTCTTCGTTCAGAAGTCCGCTTTCTAGTAATGGTTTTAGAGCTTCGAACATTAATTTCTCCTGAACTTATATCTTTAATTCAGCAATAAACTTTGCAACTTCTTGTTGCAAGTATTTCTGAACTCGTTGATCTTGATTTAAATCTTTAGCCATTTCCAGTATACGATGTCCACCCTTCATATTCATCAGTCCTTCATAGACTGCAGTTGGGTAGGCATTAGGTGCACTGGGTTGTGCTACAATATCAACAGTAACGATATCAAAATCGCTTACTGCGCCGTCATGTTCATTCACATTACCTGATCCACGACTGCTTACTCCTAGTTTTACACCACTTTCTAACATGGTGCGAACTAAATTGCCCATTGGTGTAGGCAAAATCTTCATCTTTCCATAACCGTTTGGTCCATCTAACCACATTTCTGTAATCATGTGACTAACACGGTCAAGATTGATGCGTAGGTTAGTTGGGTGATCTACTTCACCCAACACACTATAACCTGTCTTAATTTGCTTATTAAGTGTTTCAATAGCACGATTGATTTCAGTAATAGGATAAACACGCTGATTAGCGTTCTTCACACCACCTTGGATGCAAATTCCCTTGAGGTAAAGGTTTTTGCCTTCACCATCGTGGGTCATTTCCATTTTAGCCTGATCGTAACTAAGATTCTCGATAAGCAAGTTATTCATTTTTTTTCCTATTAGCGAGGTAGATTATCACGCTTGTTTACGTTTACACCACCGCCAGTTGCAAAGCGACCGTCACCAGTCATTACAGGCTTCTTAGCATTTGAGAAACCTTTCTTGCCAGCATCTTGGCCAGGTGTATTCATGAACTTGTCAGCGCCTGGAACTTTACCTTCGCCCTTGCTATATTCGTTCTTTGGACCCTTGTAAGCTTTACCATCTGGGTCTTCATTGCGTTCACCTTGTGCAAGGTTCTTTGCTGTGCCGCCCATATCATTCTTGCTTGCTACAATACCTTTTGTATTGGTGCTGCTTGGATATGAATTAGTTGAGCCAACTGGTTGACCTTCGCTGTTGCTTGGTGCTGAAACCTTTTCAACATATTCACGAACAACGCCTTCATCAGCATGGTCTTGATGCTCTGGTTCTTCTTTTTCTTGAGCCATTAGCTTTTCAAACTCTGCCTTAAGTTCATCAAGTGCATCTTCAAGGTCCATAACGCGATCTTCTACATCGCCTTCGCCACCTTCATGATCACCCATGTCCATGTCGTCATGGTCCATATCCATGTCATCACCTTCGTGATCCATGCCATCATGGTCAGCTTCAATGTCATGCATCATGTCATCAGTCTGGTCCATGCTCATTTCATCGCCAGCTTCGTCCATGCCATGGTCATAGTTTTCTTCCATGTCTTCTGTTTCTTCAATTTCTTCGTCCATTTCTTCTGCAACGATTTGGTTGTAGATGTCACGGCTCTTGGATACTACAAGGTTATGAAATAATTCTTTTGCCTTGTCTGTTTCATCATTAATGATGTATTCAATTAGTTGTTCGTACTGACTACGCATTTAAAAACTCCTGTGGAATTATATCCTGTGTTATTATTTAATGTATGGATTTAAATAGTGCCTCAAATAGCCTAATTTTGACGATTTTGTGAATTATAAACCTGGTTGAGCAGGCGGTGCACCATATTGAACACGAACTTGTTTCATTTTTTCTACATATTCGACCGTTCGTTGGTCATTCATTTTGCGAAGTTGATTTATCTGTGCAAGTGTTAAGCGAGTTTTACGCAAATCTTTTGGCTTCTCTACACTATTATCTTGTGAGAGGTCTTGATAGGCTCCATTATTTGCATTAAACATTTCACTTAAAAACATGCTGACTCCACATTTATTTAGGATTATGCGCCAGCAAATGGTGAACCCGCTGTGGAACCACCAGCAGCACCGCCACCAGCACCACCAGTTTGGCTTGGAACACCAGCAGCACCAATCTCACCAGGCACTGCTGTTGGAGGTGGTCCACCAGGTGCACCAGCTTGGTTAGCAGCTTGAATATCACTAACCGTTTCTAAATCAGTGCCAATAGCACCAGGTGTAACACCAACACTGCGCAAATCGCTGCCCTGAATATTGCTTTTTGGCTCTTCTGTGCCACGCTCTTCATGCCACATGCGGTCATTTTCAGCCATTTCAACTTCACTAAGACCAAGATATTTTTTAAGCATAAAGCGTTTTGACAAATATTCAGTCTGTTGCATTTGAGTAAATGCACTAATACGACCAGCGTTAAGTTCAATTTCACGATATGAAGCAAAGTTTTGTGGTTCAGTAAAGCGCAATTCAAATAGGCTGTTGTCCAGATTAAACCCACGCCATTTTAAAAACAGCTTAAATTCACTATCAAACTTAGGTGAAATGTATTTTTGTAATCGTTTGCAGTATTCATTAAAACGATATTCTTGAATCAATGCCGTTGTTACTTTTCCGTCTGTAAATGAACGGTCACTTTCTTCTGGACCTTGTGGTAGGTAACTGCTTGGAATACGCAAACTACGGAACATTTTGTTTTGGAAGTAACGCAAATCATCAATTTCACCAAGATTTTGACCGCCTGGCAGTGTATCTACACTACTACCACGACCTTCGGCTGTTGTTGGAAAAAAGTAATCTTCGTTCATACTCATAGGACTATACGACGCATCCATGATATTTGAACCGCCGCCGTTTTGTGTTGGAATACGGCGTTGCCAAATTTCATTCTTAACACGCTCAACAAATTGCATAGCAAGATGCGCTGGCATATTACCAACATCAATCTTAAACACGCGGCGTTCTGGAGCACGACTAATACGATAGATTAGGATAGCATCTTCAAGCAATTCTTTCTGCTTGAATACTTTAAACATTGCTTCAAATAGTGAAACACCAAATGGCCAGCTTACGTCAAGACCTTCGGTTAAACTTAAGTGCACAACATGTTCTGCTGCAACTGGAAACTCATTATTGCCAGCACCAAAGCGTGTATTTGGTGAGAATAATTCACCACCAGCAGTATAAGCACGAGAACCGCCCATATAAGGAGCAAATGCATAAGAGTCATTTGGACCTGGTGGACGAGTAATTGTATCATTTTGTAAGTTAGGATTCAAATCACGAATATAATAAATTTCAGGAACTTTACCCTGAGATTCATTAACAATGACTTTGGAAACACGATTCATTTCAGTCCAGTACCACTTATAGGTTTCTGGGTCACGAACAAATACTTGGTCACCATATTTCAACACATTGCGGAACATCTTAAAGATGCGTTGGTCAAAGTCATTTAGCTTTGTCCAAGCTTTAAGTTGTTCTTTAAGGATCATCACTTCATTATCAGTAGCATCTTCATGGAAGTGAATATTAAAAGGAGTTTTTGTATCTTCACTTACCTGTGTGCAAAATTCACTTATAATGTCAAGTGCGCTATTAGCTTCGCTATCTAAATCCATGTTTTCATATTGAGTATAACGGTCAATGCGGTTCGGATGACCACTATAAACATCTGGCAACATAGATTGATAATTGCGATATGCGGCATTTGCCTGTGAACCCAGATAGTTATAACTGCTATAATCGCTTACACTACCATTTACTGGTGAGTATGCCCCATCACTTACAATGCGCCAATGTTTACGCCATGCCATATTTCTAATCCTCGTCAAATATTTATGGATATATGTGCGGTTTTAATAATTATGCAACACGCATGGATGTACGTTCTGTATAAGTTGCAACATCTTTGGTTGCATCAATTAGTTGATCTACTTTACTAATAAGCGTTTGCATTAAATCAGTTTGCTGATTCATTGGCGTGCTAATTGAATTATCAATCATTTTATAAACTTCATCATTTTTAGAGTTATTAGAAGGATTTGAAGCTACATCCAATAACATATTAGTTAAATTTTCAGGAAGAATTGCTTCTGTTCCATGAAGTTTAGCCAGATAGCCAGTAGATGGACCACTTGCTATACCACCAAATTCGTGTCCAGTCATATTATTCCACACACTTGATAAACTGTCCGAAATTGCAGAACCTACATCTTTGCCAGCTTCATTGCCAAAATAAGCGCCTACAACAGCACCTAAAGCAGTTCCAATCGCACCGCCGATGGCTGTTCCCACAACTGGAACGACAGAACCAATAGCAGCACCTGCTAAAGCACCACCTTCTGCACCAGCAACCAACCCACCAGCCGTTCCAAGTACACTACCTGCTTCTGTTCCTATTGGATTGCCGTGTTCACGTCTTGACCTTTCCGCTGGTGTTCCTATATTATCTTTTATGAAGTCAATTAGTGATCCTGTACCATTGATTAGATTTATTGTTTTATCGTTAAGAAGTTTTACTCCTTCAGCATATGTAGAAAGAGCATCTTTTGTAGCATTTTCTTGTGCAATAAAAGCATCAGTGGTTTGCTTTTCAAGTGCTATGAGCGCATTAGTTTCCTCACCTAAATTTGCAGTAGCAGCAGCTAAGTTATTAGCTTTTGCTCTTTCATAATCTGCTTCGGTTCTATTTGCAGTGGCTAAAGTTTGGTCAAACCCATCAGCAATTTTTGAAGCCGCTGCTGCTATATCGCCACCAGCTTTAATTGCACCTGTGGCAAAATCATCTAAATTACTTTTTTGCAGTGCTGCTGCCTTTGAAGCACCTTGATCAATATCTGCGATAGCTTCAACACTGCTTTTGCCAGAAGCAAGCAATTGAAATATTTGTTGTGAACTTTCTGCATAAGCAGGAATTTGATCTCCAATAATGCCAGCAACACTGTCACTTATATTTCCAAATCCTACGATGCGACTTTTTACAAGTTCTAATTCATCTGCTGGCAATGCTGCCAACATGTTTTTAACTGCTGCTCGCTGTTCTGCTGGCACATTTTTATTCAAGAATTCTCTAAATTTTAAATCTTTAAATTCCGCATCTGCTTTTTGTTGTAGAGTTTTTGCATCCTGTCCTGTTAAATCAGCAATCAATCGCAAATTTTTTGCATAATCTTGAACAGCTTGTGCTACTTGTTGATTAGAAGCACCGCCTACTGCACGAGATGCTTCTGCACCTACTTTTGCAATAATGCCTGGTATTTCATTGATAGAATAGCCTAATTGTAAAAAAGAATTGCGATAATCGCCACCTAAATTTTTTGACATTTGCTGAGTAATTGCAACAAATCGTCGTCCACCATTGGTAACATCACCGCCTAATGCGACAAAATCAGCACTAAATTCTTTTAAACCTTTTGCAAAATCTTCTGTTCCTAAACCAGCAGCATGTGCACTTTCACGTAATTCTGTAATTCCGCCAGTAAAAAGTGCGCCTGCGCTTGCTGCTTCATGAAAACCTTTTGACATGTTTTCAATGTTTCGGTTCAGTATAGGCATAATATTATTAGCAAAAAAACCTATAGCCTCGCCTGCTGCTTTGCTAACACCGCTTACTGCGCCTAAAGCAACAGCAAGTTCAGGTTGAACCAAAGCAAGTGTAACTGCCAAAGAACTTGCATTTTCCGAAACAAATTTAAATGCATTTCCCACTAACTTTACTGTATCAGTGGCCATATTCAGAGCACCACTTATACCAGTAGAAGAAGTTGCAGCAGAATTAAATGAACTGGTTATAAGTGTTGCTGCGCCTTTAACAGATGAACCAAAAATTTGAACAATCTTTTCTGAAGTTGAATAAGTTCTTAAACTTTTTTCTATTACTTCATTTAATTTTTGTTCATTTGCAAATCTTTTTGTTATTTCTGCAACTGTGTTTCCGCCAGCCGTTTCAATTTCTTTAGCTACGTCATTAAATCTTTCCGTAACTTTTGCTACACCTTCATTATAGTCTTTTTCTTTAATTTTTTTATCTTTAAGTAATGTTAGTAAACGTTCTTCATCTGCTATACGTTTTCTTATGATAGCATCTTCTTTGTCACTTAATGACTTACTATTAGTTTTTTCTATGGCTGCAGTGGCTTTTCTTTGCAAATCTTCAATATTTGCAAATCGCTTGCTTTGGTCTTCTAAAACTGTAAGCAGATCATCTAAAGTTGCAGCCAATTTTTATACCTCTAAATAATTTTGTATAAATTTATTTAGGAATTAAAAAAATGCAACAAACTAACCCTCTCAACAAACACTTTCGCCAACCTGCTATCTTTCTAAAATTACCAAGTGGGGGCAAGTATTGGGCACCTAATAGCATAGAATTGTCAGCAAACGGTGAAATTGGTGTAATGCCTATGACAACCAAAGATGAAATTTTGTTGCGTACACCAGATGCTCTTATGAATGGTCAAGGTGTAGTAGATGTAATTCAAAGTTGTGTACCTGCTATTAAAAACGCATGGGCAATGCCAACTATTGATAGCGATGCCATCTTAATTGCAATCCGCATTGCAACATATGGTGACCAAATGGACATGGATAGCAAATGTGTTCATTGTAATCATGAAAACCGTCACGGACTACAACTTAGTCCAGTGTTATTATCGTTGCGTTCACCTGATTATAGCAAAACCTTAAATCACGATAACCTTGTTTTTAAATTTAATCCGCTAAATTATATTCAAAGTACAAAAAATAACGTTTTGGCATTTGAACAACAAAAAATATTAGATTTAATCTCCACAGAAGATATTGATCCAGATGTTCGTAAAGCACAATTTGATATTCACTTGCAAAATATTATTGACAGTAATATCAATATTCTTACACTAAGCACCGAAAGTATTAAGACAGAGGAAGGAAGTTTAGTTACAGATAAACAATTTATTGCAGAATTTTACAATAATGCAAGCAATCGAACCATCAAAGTTATTCAAGAACATCTTACTAAGCTAACAACAACTACAAAATTAAAACCGGCAAAAGTTCTATGCGAAAGCTGTGAAAAGGAATATAGTGTAGAATTTGGATTTGATTACTCAAATTTTTTAGAGCCACTATCCTAAAACTCAATAATGATGAGTTAATGGCTCTGGTGGAGGATTACGAAAGACAAGTTCGTAGTATAAAACAAAATATACTTAAAATGTGCTGGTTTATGCGTGGTGGAGTAACTTATAGTGAACTCATGGAAATGAGTGTTCAAGAGCGGAACATTATTGGTAAGATCGTTGAAGAGAACTTAGAAACTACTAAGAAATCAGGTATGGCTTTCTTTTAATTCAATTTTATTAATAATAAGCAGTAAATTGTCAAAATAATGGATAAACCTATATAAAAAAATGATTGAATTGAAATTGATGCATAAAGCAATGGAAAGGCTACAAAGAAACCCAATAAGTAACCAACAGCTTTGCCTGGCATACTATAAGAATTATTCGTAATTCCTAAATGTTCATTTTGTTTTTCTATTGCTACTGCTTGACGTTTTAATAATTCTGCTTTTTCACAATCTGGACAACGCCAAGAGAACTTTGTTCCGTGATACACGCACGTTAGCATTTATTTCTTTCCTTATGATTATTATATTACCACTTTTATTTTAAATGTCAAGTGGTTACTATATAAGATGATTTCCTACGGAAATCAGTTCAGGTGCTATCGCACCTTCACCTTTTTTCAGTTCTTCTTTATAATCAATCTTTTTAGTTTCATTTAGACTGGATTTCAGACATAGATTCCCTTAAGCAGGAAATCTATGCCGTTTGAGCTTCATTTGAGCTATCAAACAGACACTAACAAAAGAAACTTGTTTCCAAGTGGGGCGGTTAGCCTATACCCCTTCACATCCAGTAGATTATACCAACGGTTCCTATATATACCCTTGTTAGCGAATATATATAAGCTGAGGTTGCTTATTCTCAGAGCCTCATCGTTTAGCCTATCGTTTGGCCAAACGTTGTCCATTACAGCAATGTCGGGGTGCTGACAACCTTCAAGTAGTTTTCTGATAATAGGGACTATGGTGCCTGAGATGCCAAAGGTTTTATATAATACTGTTTGCTTAATATTGTTTTATTTGCCGCAGAGCCGATTATGTTATTATCAAATTGTTTTGTAATTTCTATACCTTGAGTATATATGCTTAAAGTTTGTTTGTCATTATTTTTTACATGATTATAAAATTTAATTGCATCTAATGATTTTTCATCATTCGAATTGTAAAATTTGTGCAATCCAGTAATACTTGTAATATCAGAATTGTTTAAAGAAAACCTTCCCATGCCTTTATTCCAATTTTCATAATATTTGTAATGTATTTCTGTACTACGATTTCTGCCTTGTATATCATGAACTAAATCCTCGTTAAGTTCAGGCAAAGATTCAAACCATCTTATAACCATATGTGTTTGTTTAATGTTTAATTGTGGCAAGTCATTACTATAGTAAAAATTTTCTTGATTTGCCGCCATATTTTCAACACCAACATTATCTGGAATAAACGAATACCATTTATTACCTTGTAATAATACTCTTGGTTTGTCAATTCCCATTATATTGCACCGATGATTATTAGAATTTTGAAATTCAGGCAAAATTTGTGTGCTAAAATATCTATGTGTTTTTGCAATTTTTAAACTACAACCAGGATGATAAATCCAATCTAGCCCATTTGATTTATAAAATTCATTTAAAGAACGATAATCAACTTTAACAACATTAATTTTAAGATTTGGAAAATATTGATCTTTTACTAATTTTGCATGTGATATTGAATATTTTAGTTCGGGATCATCAAAAAAATCACTGCGATCCATTATTAGTATTTCATCTAATGTGATATTATTATCAACAAAACTACGCAACATAGTATGACTATCATATCCACTGCTATACCACAGTGAAATATAATTGTATTTGTCTCGAATTTGTTGACATCTAACTTTCAAAAGTTCATGCCAACTATAATCAGGTTCATGTGTCCAGTCTACGTTATCCCACGTATCTTCCATCCAACTAAATTTAATACGTGAAAAATCACCTCTCGCTAATTCTAACGCAGCAATTTTACTGTATATTTTTTTATTGTCAACCAAATAATAACTGTCAAAATTTACTTCGACTGAAAATTTACTCATAACTATATTTTTTCTTTAATCTATTCAACAAACTATTGATAATAATACCTGTTAGTGCAATAACAAATAGAATAGCATACATTTGATCAATATCCAATTTGCTCTTTACATCAATAATATATGACCCTATACCAAAATACCCACCAATACTACCAAAAACTACCTCTAAACTAATTAATATTCGCCAACTATTTGCCCAGCCTGTGCTTGCAATCCCTATCAAATTGCCAATAGCAGCAGGTATATAAACTTTAGTAAGTGCTTTTGTGCCACTCCATTGCAAATTTTGTACTTGTTTCCCCCACAGTTCATGCACACTTTCAATTGATCGCAATACTTGCAATCCACTTTGCCATATTATATTCCATATAATGATACTATATACAACTGCCGCACCTAACCCCATAAAGAGGCTCATAAAGGGAACAAGTACAAAACTTGGCAGTGGATTAAAATATGCACAATAGCGTTCAAATAATGCCTTTAACCAACTATACTTTAAACAAAATAATATAATAATAATAGTAATAAACATGCCAATAATATAACTTAATAACAGTGTTCGCATTGTATAATAAAGACTTAACCAAAATTTAGCAGTCCATACAAGATCATATAGTGCAAACAATATAGTCGTGCTATCTGGAAATATTAGAGGTTCTTGTACAACAAGATACAAAACATGCCACCCCATTAATATAAGTGATATGGACAAAACATTAAACAGAAAGGATCGAAACAATTAAATCATCCTCGTAAGTTATATCTTTTATACCGTTTTTACTAAGCAAATATATACTGTCGCCTACAATTCGTGCTTCGGTTACATTGTGGGTAACCCATAAAACAGTTAGGTTTTCTTCATGAACAATTTCACGAAAATCTTTTGCAACTGTTGCCCCTGTTATTCCATCAAGCGCACTTAACGGCTCATCGCATAACAATGTTGATAATCCGCTACATAGTGCACGTATAAGCGTAAATCTTTGTCGTTGCCCACCACTTAGATTTGGTGGTTGGTGATCTAGATATTGTTCTAAATTCCATCGTTTTACCAAATCAATATATGGTTTTTTGCAAACATAATCTAAATTTTTTCGTACTGTCATCCATGGAAACAATTGATGACTTTCTTGAAAAACATAAAATTGATTTTTAAATATAACATTTGAACTTGTAGCAAGTGAAGCAAGCAAACTTGTCTTGCCTACTCCACTTGTTCCCATAATAACAGCAATTTCTCCTGCTTGCACCGATAAATTTATCGGTGTAAACAGCGGAATAGTGCCATTAACTGCGACAATATGGTTTTTAAGGTTAATCACTTGACTAACTTTTCGTCCCAAACCATATCTTTGTGATCTTTACCGGCACCAGTCAAGATGCCAACACGATACATAAATTTAATAAAATTTACATCTTTTTGTGGGCTAACTTCATATACATCTTTATTTTCACGCTTTTGCTTAAGCAATTCTTCAATGGTAGGATCAGTAACTTGGTCACGTTCGATATAAACTTTTAACATAGGAATAGGATCATGTTCAAACTCTTTAACAGCTTGACGCTGTGCATTAATCCAAGCATGTGCTAATTTAGGATTAGCATCTAAGTAGCGTTTTGTGCTATAAACTAAGTTAAGAGTGCCTAAAGTTTTATTTGGTGTTAATCTAGCAACAATATGGGCACCTTTTTGTACTGCAATATTTTGCCAAGGTGTGCCGATAACACCACAATCTATTTCTGGTTTATCAGAAATTATTTGAGCAAGTGCTTGATCGCGGGGCATTACAACAATATTACTAGAAAATTTGTCAAATTGTGCTTCACCAAATTCTAATGCAGTATATTCTCGCAAAAGCATTTGTTCTCCGCTGTTCAACCCTTTCATAGCAATTTTTGTTGTTGTAGTTATATCACGTAGATTTTTAATTTTTGGATTTCCACATACTAACCAATTATCAAATTCTTCTCCGCCAGCTAAGATTTTTGTATCTTCGGGTTTCTTATCATATAATATACCAAAGCCATTTATTCCGCCAAATATAATGTCAATTTGCCCTAATAATAATGCTTCGTTTGCTTTTGTTGTTTCAATAATATCTACAAATTCTACCTTTACGTCATTAATGCCTTCTCTTTTAGCATATTCTGGAAGTAGTTCTGCAACTTTGTACAATAGTGGTTCAGTGCTAGCATATTTTAACATACGATTTACACGAACGGTGGTCTCTGCATGTGCTGCTGTAATGAGTGCGATAGTAGCAAATGCAATAGCGATTGTTTTGTTAAACATAATTTCTCCTTTAGCATATATTAACAAATATTAGTATAATAGTCAAATTTATGGTAAAGAAGCTTGCAGTGTGCTTCTGCTACGGCTGGCGTTCTAGGCGGCTACGCTAGTAAAAGGGTTATACCCTTGGCGTCAGTGTGGGAATCCGAGGTCTAGTGGCCTTGCTTCAAGATTATTTATATTTTAAATACTTTATTAAATAAATTTACCAAGCAATTCAAATGGTTCATTTAAACCAATATGAAAACCTACTCTACTGCTTGATAATAAATCTACACCATGCAATATACGACTGTTTAAAATGCACCATTTGTTCAAAGGAATATGCACGCGATCTATTTCTGTCAAAAGATTATAATCATGCACCCTTGCTTTTTTTTCTCTAATAAGTGACTTTTCTTTTTCTTTATACCATACAGTATATGGTTTTTCACCACCCAGTGCAAGCAAATATATTAAAACATAATCACGTGTTTTATCAGTGTGCGCACCTTTATGATCACCTTCCGTAGTTTTTGATATATTAATTGCATTATATCCACTTGTAACAATATTTTCACGAAACCAGTCTTTGACATTTTCGCTTAGTTTATATTGAACAAATGCTACACTTTGCTTTGATTTGTTATCAACAATATCAACTTCGCTAGCTGATTTTGGCCACCACCACCAATCTTCATGAATATTATTGTCAGAAATTGAATTTAGACTTTGATCAATAATTTCTTGAGGAACTTGTGGTAAATCAACAAATTTATAACACCATTCATGCATTTTTAATTCCTTTAAATTGGTTTAGTAGATATTACAATTTCTTGTATATAGTGTTTTTCATCAAACAAAGAAAGGGTTAACCTTTCTACTATATCATGTGTTGTAAGATGCAGATCACTGTAATATTCATTATTTTTTTCTTGAGTCCACTTATCAAGTAGTCTATTCTTAAGTAAGTCAGTTTGAGTTTTTCCTACTCTCACAAGCAGAATTCCATGTTTAGAATCTTGTAATTCATGTCTAAGTGCATTAATATAAGAGCGTTGAGCAAATCTAGATAGACCATAAGCAAGACGATTTTCCATTATATGATCGCCATTGTGAGCACTGCCGATAAAAATAACTTTGCTCCATTTATCTTTTCGCTGATTTAGATAGCTATGCGTAAATTTCATCTGACCAATTAAATTAGTTTTTAAAGTAATTTCAATATCAATCCAATTTTGTTGTAAATGTGGCACATTTCCTCGTGGATCAATACCACAACTAAGCACCAAATAATCATAATCGTGCAAATCTGTATTATAATCAGCACTACAAACATCAAATTCTTTTCTGCCTACAGCAGTAACCATTATATTATTATTACGCATCAACTCTGCAACTGCACCGCCAATACCAGTTGTTCCACCAATAATTAACGCTTTAAGCACACGCAATACTCACAAAATCTTTATTCAATGTCCAAAAACGATCATAATCCATGATTGCCCAACGAATATCTTTATAGGTATATAACATATGATATTCTACAAATAACGGATGATCATAATATTGGTCAAATTCAACTGCTACAAACTTGCCTTTGCGGTTAAATTTCATAATAAGAATATTGAAATCACCATCATCACTAGCATCTAGCAACTGGTCTAACCACACATTTAACTGTTTGCATTCACCACTAAACAATTGATGAAATGCAAAATCGCCATAACTTTTGCATTCACAATTAAACTTAGGAAAGCTTTGACCAGGTATAATATCGCCTTTAAATGAACGAATTTGCCCTTCATGTAAGTATTCTTTGCGTTTTGTATTGCTTCCACCTACATAAGCACCACTACCTGGTGCGCGAATGAATGTTTCTCCATATAGGTTTGTTAAGTGTTTGGCAACATCGCGTTCCCAACTGTTGCCTTTGTTTTTACTTTTGCTTGTCATACTGTAGTTATATCGTTACCATAACTTGTAAAGCCATTTTCTTTAGTAACAGTTAGAATGTTATTAACACGACCGCTTAATTCTTCACGATGGCTTACCAAGAATATGCTCTTGCCACGTTCGCGGTTCATGCGTTTAAGGATAGCCAGTGAGTTTTCAACCCCACTGGCATCCATACCACTATCAATAAGTTCATCGATAAACAGGAGATTGATGTGTTGATAGAGGTTTTCCCAAACGTCACGGAAAGCCCAACTTAGTGATAGTATCAAACGATTGCGTTCGCCACGACTTAAGTTATCAAAGTCAAGGTCACGACCTAATTCTGTAATTTCTGTAGATAAGTCATTCAAGAATTTAACTTCATGTGGTAACCCAATTGCACTCAAATATGCACCAAGACGGTTGTTTAGATATGCCAGGTTCTGGTCAATAATCTTCTTACGAACAAAACTATCTTTACTGGTCAACATTTTAAGCAAAAATTCTTGATGTTCTTGCATTTGAGTTAATGCATTGATAGTATCCCATGTGATTTCAACAAGTGCAGTTGATTCCATATCACTTATTTGTTCACTATATGGGTCACTTTCAGAGGCTTTCTTCACAAGTGTATCTGCAAGATTTTCAACTGTATTGCGATGTTCCAGTGCTTGTTCAAGTGTATCATATATAACAGTTGGCGCAACACCAATATCACCAATTTCATTTAGTGTATTATAATGATCCTCTTTTTGACTTTCATTTGCAAGAAATTGCAGCGTACTTTCTCGTAATGTTGCTTCTTTTGCCTCTAGGATAGTTGCCTGATTATCATCATGCAGTTGTGAACCACACGCATAACACTTGTGATTTTTAAGGTCTTCTATTTCTTTTTTTAGTTTAGCTTGTGTTTTTTCTTCTTTTGCATTAGCTGCATCAATACTTGCAATCCACTTTTTAGCTTGGTCGCGACGTTTTACAGCATCGTAATATTCGGAAAGTGCACGATGATTGGCAATTTCAGTGTCAATATCAATTTCTACAAGCTGTTGTAGATGTTTTTCTAATGACCGCATGTCTTCTTCATGCTTGGTATGCCATAGTTTTTGACGCTTTTTAAGTGCTTCAATCTGTTGAGCAATTCGTTCATTGGCATCTTGCTGTGCTTTAATGCGAATTTTTTCTTCTTGAATAGCGTCTTTTGTGCCTTTAATTTGAACTTTAAGCTGTTCTGCCTTTTCACTTAGCATAGTTACGCCAAGCAATTGTTCAATAATTTGACGCTGATCGTTGGCTCGCATACTTAAAAACGGTTCGGTATAGGTATTCAATGCCACAACATGTTTAAACATATCGTGCGACATACCAAGCAACCGTTCAATGTCACTTTGTGTTTCACGACTGTCGCCTTGGCTATCATCCTGATAGCCAGTTTGTTCTTCGCCATCAATATAAAGTTTGGTAAAGGTAGGCTTACGACCACGCTCAATGCGATAAGCACGACCACCAACTTCAAAATCAATAGTAACTACCATGTTTTTGGCATTTGTTTTATTGATTAGATTATCTTTTTTGATGTTGGTAAGGGCTTGACCGTAGAGACCATAACTTAATGCGTTGATGATTGTTGTTTTACCTGTGCCATTTCTGGCACCTGTGTCATCACCCCCTAAATCTAAGTTTTCACCTAACACAAGAGTTAGGTCACTACGGTCAAAATGCACAGCTTGGGTTGCATTACCCACGCTCATAAAGTTTTTAGCTGTAAGGCTACGAATTTTCAACATTTTCTTAATATACCACAGTTAAAGGCTATTGTAAATTTCCATAAGCAACTTAGTATCATAATGCTGCGTATCTAAATTTTGAATTTGGCTTAACACAATCTGGTCCACAGATTCAAACTTAACATCACCAATGGCATTTTCTGTTAGCACTTCGCCACGATTTTGGATAAGACTTAACTCACGAACATTGTAAGTTTTTGCCATTTCTTCTTTAATAAAGGTTGCTTCTTCATAACTGATATTGATATCAATATTCACACGAGCATAAGTTTTATCGCTCAAATGTGTATCTGGTGCATCAAGAAGCTGTGATAGCGTAAGAATACGATAGCGTGGACCATCGCTCCAATCATGATAAACGGGTTCTTCGCCCCATTCTAATATCATGGCACCACGAGCGTCGTCCCAAGCATCAGCATAATTATGAGGAAAAGCATTGCCAATATAGTGTACATTTCCCCGCCGTTGGCGTTTATGAAAATGCCCAGTAAAAACCGTTCCAACATTGCCGAAATCATCGCTCTTTAATCCCCCATGGTCTGGCATTTCTACCATTGCGTTCATCATGAACTGTGGCAGTTCAAAGTGTCCCATCACATACTTTGATTTAATTTTATTCATATTCTTGTGCTCTTCGCCAATCAACCACGGCACAAAGGTTACATCGCCTTCGGTATGTTGGTCCATAACAAGTTCGATATTCTTGAATTTCTCAATATAACGGATACTTGTTACTGTTCTACGGTCTTTATGGTATAAGTCATGATTTCCAGGAATGAATAGAATACGAAGCCCAAGATTATTGAGACGGTCCAAAATGCGTAAAGAGTGATCCATAGTGTTAATATTAAGACTATTGCGTGTATCATGGAAATCTCCCAGAAATAAGATTGTGTCACATTCTTGGGTCTTAACTAAATCTAAGAACCAATCCATATAACGTTCACAATCGTTTAGGAACAACTGACTATTCTGCTTATAGCCAAGGTGAAGGTCGGTAAAAACCGCAGCACGTTTGAACAAATTTGACATATTATGAATGTAACAGCTTATCTAACGATTGTCAATATTAATCATTGAAACCAAAATCACCACCGCCACCACTTCTAATAGCATTATCGGTTTGGCGAGTGTAACTTGGATTCAATCCATTCGCTTCAAGAATGTCATCACGAAGATGTTGGTTCCGCTTCTCAACATTGAGAACTCTTGTGAAACTATTGGTGATAGTAGCAGTATAATAAGCAAAAGGATTATTAGATTTGCTCTCGTCAAATTGTAGACCTACTTGCGATAGCTGTAGCAATGCTTGAGAGCGCATCTCATCATTGTATGTATAGCCACGCCAGTTGCCTTTGCTGCCATAGCGTTCGCATAGCTTAATAAACATGCGAGCAAGGTTAGGCGTCATCTTGCCATGGTCTTTGTTAAACCATCCATTTTCAAGACCACCTTCCCAATGCGACTTGGCGCAACAGATAAGTTCATCATCTTCGTTAAACTTAAAGTGTTGAAATGGTGGAAAGTTTACTTTGACATGATGGTCAGCCGTTGTTTTAAGGCTCTTTTTGCGACCTGGTGCAAGTGGAATATGATCCCATGTAGTAATTCTAAAAACAACATCAGTTTTTTTGATTGTGTGCCAATCTACAGCGTGTTGGTCAAGTTTTGTTTTTACACCTGATAGCTGTGCAGCTTCCCATGCTTGCTTTGCCATTCTATCGGCACGAGCACGTTTTGCTTCTGCAATGGTTTTTTGATTGATTTTGCTAACACTTGGTAAGATTAAATCATAAACACAATCTTCTGGTGTTAGGAAAGTGCAATATGTATTTTTGCTCTTTGCTATCTCTTTAAGTAAATCTTTGTTGGTTAAGTATGGTGTGCGTTTTGTTGTCATGGCTACTATTATATATGGTTATTTTAATAAAATAAATATTTAATTGAGAGAGCAATGGCATTATTTAATATTAACCCATCACAGTATTATAGTAGAACACCAAGCACCAATCAGGTGCCTGCTAATTTTACATTAATTCAAAATCAGCAAGCTAATAATGGCTATGGTGTTCCTAAAAGTATTGCTGGTTATAGTGGTTATAATAGTAATCAAGGTTCATTGCCTGGCACAACTGGTTATAAGTTGCCAGCGCAGAACTATTACAATTACGGCGTTAATAATCCAGCGACTTTTGGAACACAAACTCTTAAAACAAGTTTAATCAATACTGCTGTTAATAGTGCCCTTAGCGGTTTAGTTTATGGTTTAACAGGCGGTCCATCATCTGATCCTACTGGTGGACGTTTAAATGGCACAGGCGTTGCACAAGGTGCAGTAAGTCAAAACCTAATACAAGCACAGAACAGCGAAAGTAATGTTGCCTTCCAAGACGATACCGATGATCGTGTTATTATTAGTGATCAAACTGGTAGATTCATTGGTCAAAGTGATATCTTTGAGCCACTTTATAATACTGGTGGTGTATTGTTCCCATATACACCAGTTATTCAAGTTGGACATAAAGCCAGTTATGATATGATGAACCTTGTTCACACCAATTATACAACACCAGCCTATCAGCATAGTCAGGTAGATAGCATATCAATTCAAGCACTGTTTACGGCAAATTATCCAGCAGAAGCTGAATATGTAGTGGCAATGTTGCATTTCTTTAGAACAGTTACTAAAATGTTTTATGGTCAAGATCAGTTAGCTGGCACTCCACCGCCTGTTTTATTCTTGGATGGTTATGGTCCATATACATTTGACCATATTCCTATTGTTATTACTTCTTTTGATTACACGCTACCAAATGATGTTGACTATATCAGTTGCACAATCAATGGTGACAAACAAAAGATTCCAACTAATCTTAATGTGAATATAAGTGCTGTTCCAACATACAGCCGCAATAAAACAAGTAATCAATTTGGTTTAATTAACTTCTCACAAGGCACTCTATTAAGTGATGGCAACACGGGAGGATGGCTATAATGGCTTTTACACCTCCAAACTATACGCGCACAAGTTGTTATTATGGAACGCCAAGTTTTGATAACGGGCAATTTTTAGATTTATGGAATGCTCGTGCTATTCCTAAATTAGCAAACGATTTGCTATTCACTATACCGCCACAATATGAATATCGTCCAGACCTATTAGCTTTTGACTTATATGGCGATCCTACACTTTGGTGGGTATTTGCTGTGCGTAATCCAAATACACTTATTGATCCGCTGTGGGACTTTACTGCAAACACATCAATATATTTGCCAACTAAAAACACTCTACAAAACGCATTGGGTAGCTAAATGCCAACAACATTAACGCCTACACAACAGTTAGCAGCAGCACAAATACAAGCCAATAATTTAAACCAACAACAACTTGCGCAAACAGGAATTTTAATAAACGCCGATATGCGCAATAATGCAGAAGCGGTTTTAAATTCTGGCGCATATCCTGATCTAGATTTGGGTGTAAACGCAAATGGCGAAGCTGTATTCTTTATACCAGGTGGCAGTGGTAATGGTCAAGGCGAAAGCATTACACCAATTCGTGATGATGCATGGAACGGAACACCACTGCTATCAAATGATGGTCTCGTTGTAACAAGTGAAAATAGCGATGCAGTTGCAGCAGCACAGTCAGCAGCGGCGGCTGCTCAACAGGCAGCAAGCAATGCCGCAACTACACAAAGTGCAGAAGATTTAGCAAACGCGCAGGCTGCACTTGCAGCAGCACAGGCTCGTGTGGCAGCTTTGCAAGCACAAAGTGCAAATACACAAGCAACCGATACTACACCAGCAAGTAGCAGTGATGCACAAGCTGCAAGCAGCGCAGCTAATCAGCAGCAAGGCACTGAAATTAGTGGTGTTACAACAACTAATGCGCAAAATGCTGCCGCAATAGCACAACAAAATGCAGCAGCAAGCGCAGCACAACAAGCAGATTTAGCAACGCTGCAAGCACAATATAGTGCAAGTAATACAACTAATACTGCACAAAGCAGCGGCGGTGGAACCATCAATAGCGGTTCAAATGCACTTACTACTGGTTCTGGACCAACGCAAACACAGCCCGCTGATGCGGTTCCTGTTTTACCAAGTCAAGGAACAAATGTTTCAACAAGTGGCGTAAATGAAGATGCTGCTGGTTCAGCAGTTCAAACTGCGACTACAAACACATCAACCTTTAGTGATCAACAGAGCACAACCAATGATTCGCCTGTTCCGCCCGTGCCAACAGGTTCAAGCCAAACCTCTGGTGGAGCAACCAGTGCAACTGTGTTAAGCAGCGGAAGTGCAAATGCTGTTGATAGTGGCGTATCTAATCCAAGTTCGACTGTAAACAATAATAATACAAATAATCAAGCTGGCAGTAAGGTTAATATACTGCATGGATATACAAACTATACCTATCGCATATCGCTATTTGGTATTCCAAAGGATACAATTAATCAAATATATTCAAAAGCTATTACACCAGGCAATGAATCATTGCTTCTTAATAACGGTGTTTTTATATGTGCAGATGGTGGCAATGGTGGATATGCGCGTAGCAGTTATTTTCCTGTAGACTTAACTATTGATAATGTTGAGTTAGAAACAATTGTTGATGCAACCAGTAGCAGAACTCGTGCAACCAATGTAGTCAATATGAAATTTGATATCATTGAACCTTATACTGTTAATTTTCTTGCAAGATTAAAACAGATGGCTGCTGATATTAATCCTAACGGCAATTGGTCAACAACATTTTTTGTTATGAAAATTGATTTTTTAGGATACAATGATCAAGGTCAACCGCAATCATCGAGCACATCAGCTAGTGCAATACCTGGAACTACAAAATATATTCCATTTACATTCACAAACATGAAGTTTAGCGTGACGGGTAGTGGTGGCAAATATTCTTGCACAGCTATACCTACTAATGCGCTTGCACTAACCGCACTTGATAACCAGATTCCTTTCCACGTTGAATTAAGTGGACAAACGGTTGATAACATCTTCAATGCAGGTTTATCAAGTTCAACAATTGTTAATACTGGACAAGCTGGCGGCGGTGGATTAGATCGTTATGATCAAGCCCAAAATACAGTAGTGCAAAATGCTCCTGTTGCTGGTAATCAAACTACAGTTTATCAGGGATTGGCAGCAGCACTTAACAGCAATGAACAACAAAAAGTTGAACAAAAGACAATTACAAATCCTAACACTTATAAATTTACATTTTTAGACCCTCTAATAAGTGCAAAGGTAAACGCAGAAGACTATATTAAAATTCAAAGTCTTGTAAATGCTAATAGTAATGATGCAAATACAAAAAAACAAATAGCAGATCAAGGAAAAATAGGTTCACTTACTCTTGATTTAAAAGGCAAAAAGTTTACTTCTAACCCAGGGACTCGCATTACGGATTTTATTGGCAGTGTAATGACAGTTAGTGATTATATGCTTAACCAATATAAAACAGATGGTTCAAATAACAATAGCACACTTAATACATGGATTATAACGCCTGTAGTGAACTTTAATGATATTGATCCAAAAACAAATTATTATACTCGTGATGTTGAATATGTTATTGCACCTTACAAAACTTATGGTCAAGATAAACCAGGTTTTGGTCAATTGCCAGTTCAACAATCGCAGATTGTAAAAACATACAAATATATCTATAGTGGCGATAATCGCGATGTGTTAGATGCTAATATTCAATTTGAGGTTGCATTTTGGGAAACTGTAAATGGTGTACCTGCAAACTATCTTAATAAAGATGGTGATAATTTAGGTCAAAGTGACACAGAAGTTGACCCAGTTACGGGTGCCAACGTCAAGAAATTTTTTATGCCACGTTATATGCCAACAAACGGATTAATTAATCGTACTAACACTGGTGGCAGTAGTAAGTCACAAGCATCGTTAAGCGTTCAGGAACTCATGGATAAGTTATATGACAACCGTGGTGATATGATTGTGCTTGATTTAACTATTGTGGGTGACCCAGATTGGATAAGTCAAGATTATTCAATAATGCATCCGAGTTTAATTGGTAATCAAACATATCTTAATAATGGCAGTGTAAATTTTACCAACCCTGTATATTTTAATTTTTATTTTGCAACTCCCAACACTGATTATGATGATACTACTGGATTGTTTGGAAGTCTTAATAATTACAGTGAATTTAGTGGAATATATAGAGTAATAACTGTAAAAAGTAATTTTAGCAACGGAAAATTTACACAAAAATTAACCAATAATCGTGTAAGAACACAAACACAAACACAAAGCGGTGCTATTCGCAGTGATAGTGTAAATCCCAATGCACCAACTGCAAGCAATAACGCTGGCAATGCTCCAGTTGCAGAAGCTGCTAAAAATACTGCTATTGCTTCTGCTAATGGAACAAGCGGTGTTCAAACCAGTGGACCAACAAGCACAAGCACACCATCTGCTAATCAAGCATTTAATGATAATACTGGACAACCTGTTGTGGTTACGAACCCGTCAAGTGGAGTTTCAGAAGACCACGGATATATTTTAGGAAACGATTAATGGCTGACCCCTTATCGCAAGAAAGCACACGACAAAGTAGCAATACTAAATCTGAACAAACACAAGGTACAGTTGTAAGCCCTGGCCCATATGTTGGCACGATTAAACAAACAATTGATAGTACATATGGCGGCAGATTACTTGTTTTTATTCCTGAATTGGGTGGTGATCCTACAAATGTAAGTAGTTGGAAAACTATGCGCTATGCTACGCCATTTTATGGCGAAACAAATATTCAAGATGGCGGCGATTATAGTGGTAGTCCCCACACATATGGCATGTGGTTTGTTCCACCAGATGTAGGTAATCAGGTTCTTTGTATACTATCACAAGGTAAAGATTGGGATGGTTTTTGGTTTGCTTGTATTCCTGATGTGCCTTCTAATCATATGGTACCGGGCATAAGTGCCCCAGTAGATGGTAGTAGCCAATCGCCAGTTGTTGATGCTTATATTGATCAAACAACAGCAAGTGGAATATCAAATATTCACACTCTTCCAAAACAAGTTCATAATATTCAGCAACAAATTTGGCAAACACAAGGTTTATTAAACGATAGCGACCGTGGACCAGGCACAAGCAGTTCACAGCGTGAAACACCAAGCAGCGTATTTGGTATATCTACACCAGGTCGTCCAATAAATCCAAATGACCCTGAACTTTATCCTGATCCAGATAGCAACGGTTCAAGTACACAATCACAAATATTAGGTGTTCGTGGACGTCAAGGTGGTCATACATTTGTAATGGATGATGGCGATGCCGATGGCAATAATCAAATGATGCGATTGCGCACAGCAACTGGTCATATGATTATGATGAATGATACTAAAGGATTCATCTATGTTATTAACAGCAAAGGCACTGCTTGGGTAGAAATTAATGCAACTGGAGATATTAATGTTTATGCACAAAGCAATTTAAACATTGAAGCCAAAGGCGGTCTACAACTTGAAACGCAAGGCGCACTTAAATTACATGGTAAAACGGTCGATATTGTAAGTGATGGCGCATTTAATATGCAAGGTACGGATATAAACATACTTGCCAGTGGTAACACAAAAATAACTGGTAAATCTACGCTGCATCTTAAAGGCAAAAACACATATCTTACTGGCGACAGTTGTATCCAGATTAAGAGTGATGGTCACATTGACCTTAAAGGAACTTGTCATACAATTAATACTGCTGATGCCACAAAAGCTACAGAAGCTGGACCTGCATCAACTCCAAGTAATATGCCAACAGCAGAGCCATGGACTGGTCATAAAGCGCCTGCCGCACCAACAAGTCAACCTGGTTACGGTCAACAACAAGGTATTGCACCATCAAATGGCAACAATAGCAGCAGTGCAGGTCCATATGGCGCAGCCAACAACTTTGGTAGCAGTATGATTCAACAAAGCTATGGACCAATGACTAATAATATACCACCTGTTACATATAATAACGCTATAGCTACAAGCAGTGGTCAAGGCAGCCAATACGCAAGCACTTCGCCACAGCCTACAACACCTGGCACAAGTTATCTTGTTAGCGGTGCTATTGCTGGCGCAGTTGCTGGCATTGCTTATGGCACGGGCGCAAGCTTTGATGTAACTGATCTATCGCCAGGCAATAATAGTAATCCAAACTATTCTACTGGTGAATTACAAAACAATCCAGGCAATCTTCCATATAACGCAAGCGACACATATGCTATTGGATTTGCTAATAATATGGCTGTTTATGCTAAACCAGAACAAGGCATTGCAGCACTTGCAACGCTATTCCGCAATCTTAATACAAGCACATCTACAATGTGTATTGATTTGATTACTGCTTTCTTAAATGCACAAACAAACCAAGACCCAAATGTCATCAATATGACGCGCTACATGCAAACTAATTTAGGTATTAATAGTACAGATTATGTTGCGCTAAACGATCCTACTACGCTGCTTGGTTGGGTATCAACTGTAGTCAATTATGTTCAAGGCGGTTTAATTTACACATATGACCAAATGGTCAGTGGTTGTGCGTTAAGTCTTAACGAAAGCAATACCACATTCCTTAATGGATTGCAGCCTATTACACAGCCTTGGCAAAATAATGGCGGAACTAATTCTTATAGCGGATTTGTTAATCCAGCAACTACACCAAGCGTTACTAATAATGGCAGCAGTCCACTACAACAAATTGCAAATCGTGTTATTACTGGTCTTGTAAGCAATGCTGCATTTGGTATCGGTAATGCAATTGGTCAAGCACTAAATGGTCAATCAACAAGTGCAGTAAGCGCAGCAGTAAATTCTGGCACGGCTAATATTGGAACTACTGCTGGTCAATTAGCATATACTTCTTATCTTGGTCAAAGTGTAGGCAGCGGTCAATGCGTTGCACTTGTTCAAGCAGCGAGTAATGTAGGCAATACAAGTACATGGGTTCCTGGCGCAAGTGTAACCAGTGGAAATCTACAACCTGGCACTGTAATAGCAACATTTGGTAGTGATGGCACATATCAAAATGTATCAGGTCAAAGTCATGCTGCTATCTTCTTGGGTTATCAATATGACACAAGCGGACATATAAGTGGTATTCAAGTGCAAGATCAGTGGTCAGGACAGCCTTGTGGAACACGAGTTATTCCATTTAACCAAGGAACAGCAGAGAGTGGTGAAAACTTTTATGTGGTAACGCATGATGGTAACACAGCAATTCAAGCCAATGGTTCACCACAAGTAGTAACACAAAATCAAATTGATCAGATTAATGGTAACTCACCAACTTATAGTTCACAGTCACAAAATGTAAGTGGCAGTAGTCCAACAAGCGAATCAAACGCTTATAATTATGATAACAGCGGTTATCGTGATTTGAGCGCAACAGGCACAACTGGTCCAGTGCCACTACCACCAAGTAATCCTTCGGTTATAAGTGCTAACAGTCCTACTGCAAGTAACGGCACAATTGCTTATAATGGTGGTGCTACTGCAAGCGACAACGTGGCTGCAAGTGTTCCAAATTATCCAGTTACACCACAAGGTGCTAATCCAGCAGATATTGCTGGTGGTGGTTTTGGTGCACCAAGCAGTGGCAGCGGCGGCGTAGCATATCAACAGATTACATCACTGCAAGGGTTGCAACGAGTTTATGATCCTACAACTGACAGTTACAATTTTATTGGTAAAACAAGCAATGGTTCTACTGTAAGTATAAGCCAATCAACAGTAGATCAGCTTACAATACAAGGTCAAGATAAAGCAAGTCTCAATGAAATTGGTGTTGATGGACTTTATCAAATACAACAAAATAATGCAGCGGCTACAAGTTCAACTGATTATAGTGGCGTTGTAAATCAAGGTGTCAGTTCTACACCTACCCCAAGCACTGATTATGTTCCACTTGATCCAGGTATTGCGGCACAACAGCACAATTATGCGAATGATACAAGCTATTTGTATGATACAACAGCGCGTCGTGACCCAATTGCGAGTCCAGATGCTGCTGCTTATGGCGATAGTTACAGCGCAACAGTTGTAAATGCTCCAACTGCTACACCAACACGAATTGCTGCAAATCCTGGTGATATTGCAACTGGCGGTTATGGCACAGGCGATAATCAAAGCGATACAGACAGTTATATTCAACCACCACCACAAACTGTTACACCACCAACCACTTCTAATCCAGGTGACTTGGCAAGTGGCGGCTTTGGTAGTGGCAGCAGCGGTGGAACAACATCAGTTGCACCTATAACTGGCAATCAGCCAGCACCAGCAACTGGCGGTCAAACTGGTGCGCAAACTGCACCAGGCGGCAGTGCTGATACTGGTGGCGCTGGTAAGAGTTGTTAAATACTACTATGGCTCTATACAAAGGTTACAGCAGTGTAAATCGTGATTTTGGTCCTTTTGCTATCAATGATAATGATCTGATAGTTCAAGACCTGCTAAATCACTTAAGTATTCGCAAAGGTGAAAAACTACACAATCCAAGTTTTGGCAGCATTATTTGGAATCGACTGTTTGACCCACTTACACCAGCACTGCAAGCAGAAATTAAGAACGATATTGATGCAATTATAAAATATGATCCACGATTTAATGTTGTTTCTCAAACAGTAGTTCAAGAATCACCAGATGGTCGTGGATTGATATTAAATTTTAGTTTGAGTTTTGCCACAGATAACAAAATAGCTGACCTTTCTGTATTATTTGATAAATCCAGCAATCAACTTTACGTGCTATAATAATAGTCGCATATTATTATTAAAATAAATACTTTGAGGTTCATAATGGCTACTAATTCTCGTCAAACAAACATATTTGCTGCTGAAGATTGGAAAAAGGTTTATACTACCTTTTCTAATGCTGACTTCCAAAGTTATGACTTTGAAACTCTTCGCAAGGTTATGGTTGATTATATCAAAACTTATTATGCAGAAGATTTCAATGACTTTATTGAAAGCAGTGAATATGTTGCGCTGTTAGACCTTATTGCATTTATGGGTCAAAGTGTTGCATTCCGCACAGACCTTAATGCTCGTGAAAACTTTCTTGACACAGCAGAACGTCGTGATAGCGTCCTGAAACTGGTAAAACAACTTAACTATGTTCCTAATCGCAATGTGGCTGCAAGTGGCTTGCTTAAAGTGGTTAATATCAGTACTACAGAAAATATCTTTGATATCAACGGAACAAATTTAAGTCGTGTCACCGTAAACTGGAACGATGCAAACAATCCAAGTTGGGTTAGCCAATTCACACAAATTCTTAATGCAGCTATCAGCAGTAGCACAAAGATTGGCAAACCATTTGCAAGCAAGAAGATTAACGGAATCCGCACAGAACAGTATAATGTTGCTATTCCAAATACTATTCTGCCTATCTTTGCTTTTAATAGCACTATCAATGATGTGAATACAGATTTTGAAATTGTAAGTGCTAATATTACAAACAGCGATACTATTAGTGAATATGATCCTGGCACACGCGGTCAATTTGGTATTGTTTATCAAAATGATAGTCGCGGTAATGCAAGTGCAAACACTGGATTCTTCTTATATTTTAAACAAGGCACACTTAATTCAACAGATTTTATTATTACTGAAAAAGTAGCAAACCGTGTATTTCCTATTAATACAGCAAATATCAACAACAGTGATATTTGGATGTATGAAATTACCAATGGAACTATTGGAAATGAATGGACTCAAGTGCCAGCAACAAGTGGCACAAGTGCAATCTATAATAGCGTTGCTCGTGGTATTCGCACACTGTATAGCGTTGATACACGCATCAATGACCAGATTGATTTAATATTTGGTGATGATACTTTTAGTGATATTCCACTTGGCACTTATCGTGCATATTATCGTGTAAGCAATGGCTTAACCTATCGCATTACGCCAACTGATATGGCAAATATTAGTGTTGCTATTCCATATATTGATTCAACTGGTAAACCACAGACACTTACAGTAAGTGCAAGTCTACAATATACAGTTAGCAATTCATCTCGTCGTGATTTAACAACAGAAATTAAGCAAAAGGCACCACAGGCATATTATACACAAAATCGTATGGTAAATGGTGAAGATTATAATGTATTTCCATATACAAGCTATAGCGATATTGTTAAAGTAAAGAGTGTAAATCGTTATGCAAGTGGCGTTAGTCGTGGTCTTGATATCACTGACCCAACTGGCAAATATACTTCAACTGATTTGTATGCTCGTGATGGCGCACTTTATAAAGATTCATATAACCAATCACTGAACTTTACATATAATAGTCGCAATGATGTGATTGATGTAATCAATAATCAAATATTGCCTATTATTCAAGACTACCCAATGCGTCATTTCTATTATGAAAACTATACACCATTGGATTTTACAGCATTGCAACCTACAATTTGGTCACAAGCAACCAATGATACAACTACATCAACTGGTTATTTTTTAGATGCAAACAACACTGCCAATGGACCGCAGCAAATTGGCACTTCAACAACAAGTTATCGTAAGTTTTTGCAAGTGAATAGCTTGATTAAATTTACTGCACCCACTGGTCAATATTTTAATGCAACTAACACATTGATTACGGGCACTCCAACACTAACCACAGACAAAACATACATTTGGGCAAGTATTCAAAATATTACTGGCACTGGCGCATCTACTGTGCTGGTCGCTGGTCGTCAAATTGGTGGCGTTACGCTAAGTGAAGCTATCCCAAGCGGTGCTATCGTTAGTGAAGTATATGTTCCGTTTGCAACAACATTCCAGTATTCAACTATCAACACAATTGTAAGTTATATCCTTAATAAAACTGAATTTGGTTTAGTTTATGATTATAATAAAACTGCTGGTGTAAATGATCCTTGGACCATTATTCCAATCAGTAGTGTTAATACAACCAACCCATTTAATCTTGCAAGTCAATACACAACAAACGATAGCAGTTGGATTTTTCTTTTTACAACAAATAGCCAACAATACACTGTGCAATATCGTCAGTTAGACTATGTGTTTGGCAGCCAAAGTCAAGTTAGCTTTATTAGCACAAATCCTGCTGCTGTATATGATGCTGCAACAAATACTCTTGTTCGTGATAATATTCGTTTGACGACTGTTAACAGCGGCTTAAGTGCCGATGTTAACATGAATGTTTATAAAAATTACACAACCAGTGATGGCTATGCTGACAGCACTCGTGTTTATGTCACATATCCTATTAGTTCTACAAGTGGTTTGCCAACCGATCCAGATATTTTCAGTGAAACAAATACAAGCAATACACTTGTATTCTATCAACAATATATTGATAGCGATAATCTATTGCGTTATGAACTGCTATCAACTGGAACTATAGTTGCCATTTATAATACACTTGCAGACATTACATATGTTCGCAATAACTTTACTGTTGGAACTGTATTCTATGCACTCACAGACCAGATTTTCTATCAAATACAGTTGGTGAATAATGTGAACACAATTGTTAATGTAAACTCACAATATCTTGTATTCTCTGGTCGCCAAGATTTGGTATTTGAATATGAACATAATGCTGAAAATACTCGTCGTCTTGATCCTGCTGCGACTAATCTTATTGACACTTATATTCTTACAAGAAGTTATGATGAAAGTTATCGTAACTATGTGTATGACAATACTGGCACAGTTGCGAAACCCGCTGATTTAGATAGTGTTGAACTTAACAGCAGCTATAGCGGATTGTTTAATTACAAAATGATTAGCGATGAAATGGTTCTTAATCCAGGTGTGTATAAATTACTATTTGGCGCAAAGGCAGATGTTACACTACAAGCTAATCTGCAAGTTGTTAAAAATCCAAATACAACTCTAAGCGACACTGAAATTAAATCGCGTGTTATTGATACTATCAACAATTATTTTAGTTTAGATAACTGGGATTTTGGTGATACATTCTACTTCAGTGAATTAGCAGCATATTTGCATCAGGAATTAAGCAGCTATATCAGCAGCGTTATATTGGTTCCAATTGGAAGCAATAATTATTTTGGCAGTCTCTATGAAATTCGTTGTGAGCCTAATGAAATCTTCTTAAGTGCAGCAACAGTTGATAATATTCAAATCGTTCAAAGCGTATTAAGCGGTATCAATACTGCTGGCGTTCAGTTATATCAGGGTTATTAATAAATGGCATCAAAGCGTAAAAGTATTAATTTTTTACCACAGGTTTTTAACACTCTTGGCAACAAGAGATTCTTAAATGCTACTATGGACCCTCTTATTCAAGAACCAAGCTTGAAGAAGATTTATGGTTACATTGGTGAACAAGACCAAAGCCCTGTTTTTAATAAAACCGATTACTATATTAATGAAAGCGACAACTATTCACAGTTCTATCAGTTAGAACCAGGCGTTGTTATTAATAAGCGTCAGTTAGGAACAAATACCTACAAGATTGACAATGTTTATAACTATGTGGATTTGCTAAACCAAATAAGTGCTGATGGCGGATTAAACAATAACCATGACCGTCTGTTCACTAACCGCTACTATAGCTATAATGGCTTTGTTGATTTAGATAAACTAACAAACTATCGTCAGTATTATTGGGTGCCTGGCGGTCCACTGCCTGTTGATGTTACTGCTAACGCAACTGCAACACAACAAGATTTTTATATTCATCGCAATAGCTATATTGCTAACAACGAAACTGAATTACAAAGCGCAGCACTTGGCGAAACTGGCTATAGCGTTGATGGCTATACCAATGTTGTTAATCCAACTATTACACTTGTTCGTGGTGGCGTTTATAATTTCCATGTTAATCAAGGCACACAGTTTTGGATTCAAACTGAAATTGGAACAAGTGGCGAAAGCAGTGTCCAAAACAATATTTCAACACGCGATGTATTGGGCGTTGCAAATAATGGCGATGAAAGTGGAACTATTACATTTTCTGTTCCACTCGCTACTGCACAAGATTACCTGATAAATTATCCAACACTTACACAAACTGTTGATATTATTATTGATGGTATCACATATGACCAACTGCAAGGTCAAAACTATGATACATTTATTCAATCTAACAGTTTAGATGGTGTAAAAAGTTTTGATGGAAAGTATGTTGTATTCACAAGTGTAACTGGTTTCACTGGCGTTGATACAAGTCAGTATGGTGGTGTGTGGCAAATAAATGTTGATAACAGTGCAACACTGCCAAATGGTGATGTAAATCCTGATTACAGAAACATGAATCTAACCTACATTGCGCCTTGGACTAATCTTTACAAAGTATTTGTAAGCCAAGGTGATGCGTATGGTCACGTTTATGCTTATAAAAATAACGTTGGCGTAATTACAAAGTTCCCAACCCTAAGTGCAGCACAAAGTGTTCTTTATTACTGTGATGGTGAAAATCCGCTTGTTTATGGAACAATTCGCCTTGTTGACCCTACACCAAATAGCCTACTTAATGTTAATGATATTATTGGAAAAACAAACTACACAAGTCCAAATGGTGTTCAGTTCACCACAGGTTTGAAAGTAAAGTTTGTTGGTTTAGTTGTTCCAAGTGAATACCAAAACAATGAATATATTGTTGAAGGCGTTGGCAGTGCTATTAAACTTATCAAGTATAGTGACCTTGTTACACCCGAAACAATCAACACCAATCTTGGCGTTTCTTATGGAAATGGTCAAGGATTTGATGCTGATGGAACTGGTTATGACGGTGCATCAAATAGTCCAGAAGAAAAAGATTACATCACAATTAATCGCGCAAGCGTAGACGGCAACAGTTGGAGCCGCAATAACCGTTGGTTCCATCGCGATGTGCTGCAATATGCTGCTGATTTAAACAATATCAGTTATAGTTTTGACAATACCGAACAAGCCAAGCGTCCTATTGTTGAGTTCTTGCCTAACTTAAAGTTATTCAATTATGGCACAAACTATCGCGGTAGTGTAACTTGCATCGACAGCGTTACTACAAATGCGTTTTCACAGGTTGAAGGCTTTAACAGTTATGCTGTAAAAACAAATGGCGTTTTCAATAGCGATGGTATTCAGTTGCTCAACGGCGTCACTGTTATGTTTATTAATGATGCTGACCCAACTGTTCGTGCAACACTATACCAAGTGCAAAACAATAAAACACGCGCACCAGTAACTTCAAGTGTCCTTACTGATGGTTATTCACCAGCGGGCAGCACTGCACTTTATATCAACAATTTAGGAAGCATAGTTGAAAGTCAACATGTTACTGGAACTGGTATTGCCCCAAATACAACTGTTGTTTATGTTGATACCACTAATAGCATTGTATATATTAACAATCCGATTACACAAGAAATTGCAAGTGGTTCAACTATTTTCTTTGATAACAGCTATGACCAAATTCATCTTGTTCCAATTAAAGTATTTGCAAATGGTGACACTGTTGTTGCTATGGAAGGCGATGTAAATCAAGGTAATATGTTCTATTATGTGGATGGCGTGTGGAATCTTGCACAAGTTCGCAATAGTCGTCCACAGTTTCCGTTATTTGATATTATCAATACCGATAGTGTGAGTTTGGGAGACCTAACTGCATATCCAAGCAGCACATTTACTGGCAGCAAGTTATTCGGTTATGCAATCGGTCCATCAACAGGAACACGTGATAGTGAATTAGGTTTCCCATTAGTTTATAAGAGCATCGGTAATCTTGGTGATATTGTATTCCAAAACTATTATCAAACCGATACATTTGATTACAATTTAAATCAAATTGACCAAAAAGTAAATGTTGATGTCGGTTATGCGGCAGTAATTAATGGATTCAACGATTACACTTTTGCTAATGGTTGGTATCGTGTAAGCGATAAAAGCAAACAATATATTTCTCAAGTATTCAATGCAACAGAAATATCACTTAACAACTTTGACCTTGGCGTAGTTTATGAAAACAGTTACTATGAAAACAATATCTTTGTTTATGTAAACGGTGAACTGCAATCTAATAGCACATACACTCTTAAAACAAGCGCAACTACAAGCCTTATTGTTTTCAATCAGGATTTAAATGCGGGTGATCGAGTATTTGTTAAGGTATACGGGTTAACAAATCAGTATAAGCAAACTTACACTATGCCACGCAATCTAACAAATAATAGTGAAAACACAGAATTTACTACTATTACTCTTGGTCAGCTACGCAATCATCTTATTGAAATTGGTGATAATCTGTTAAATCTCGTCGGTGAACCAGCGGGTGCTAATAATTTTCGTGATTTGAATTTTAATTATGTTGGTGGTAAATTGCTGCAACACAGCGCAAGTATGCGACCAGCCGCGCTGCTGATTGCAAATAGTGATGTTGATCCTGTTCAAATTATTCGTTATGCAGCCGATAGTTATAACATTTTTAAAAATCAACTGCTAAACTATATTAGCAATACACAGTTTCCTGATCCCACAAATTATCGTGCTTGTTTAGATTTAATTTTAAATCAATTCTATGCTTTGGGAAACAGCAGTTCTCCATTCTATTATACTGATATGGCACCAAGCGGAACCAACTATATCAATAGCACTTACACTGTTCAGAATACCAATTATCGCAGTTTTGGTTTAACAAAAACATATGATGCATTTACAAAAAACTTTGCATCCGTTATGGTTTATTGGAATGGAACACTTCTTATAAACAATCATGATTATATTATTACTAACAAAACCATTACAATTGCATCAAGCGTTGATTTGGTTCGTGGTGATACTATTGCAATCAATGAATATGCAAGCACACTCGGTTGTAACATACCTGCAACACCAACAAAACTTGGCATTTATCCAAAGTTTGAACCACAGATTGTAAGCGATGATACCTATGTGCCAGCAGAAGTGCAAGAAAATTTTGAGTATACTGTTAGTGGAATCATCGGCCACGATGGCAGCTTTACAGTTGCTTGGGGCGATTATCGCGATAACATTCTTCTTGAATTTGAAAAGCGTGTTTATAATAACATCACTACAACCTATGCAAATGATAGTGATGTAGATTTACCAAGCATTGTGCCAGGTGCTTTCCGACTAACTGATTATAGTATTGGTGAGTGGACCCAGTTGCTTGCACCAGCATACTTGCGTTGGGCAAATTCTAACAATGTAGATATCTTTACCAATAATACTGCAACAGGAAATCCATTTACTTGGAATTATAGCAGTGGTGTTGATAAACTATTCTATACCAATGTGCCTGGTTACTGGCGCGGTATATACAACTATTTCTATGATACTGATAGACCACATACTAATCCTTGGGAAATGCTTGGATTCAGTGAACAACCATCATGGTGGGAAAATCGTTATGGACCAGCGCCATATACAAGTGCTAATACAGTTCTTTGGGGCGATTTAGAACTTGGATTCATCTACGGTGGCAATCCAAATGCTTCATATATTGATTCACGTTATAGCCGTCCTGGTTTAAGTCAAATCATTCCTGTTGATGAACATGGTAATTTGATTGCGCCTAATTTAAGTGTCATTACTCGTTATGATGCAAATCTTGCAACACAAAATTGGACAGTTGGTGACCAAAGTCCAGCAGAAACTGCATGGCGTCGTAGCAGCGATTATCCATTTGCTGTAATGATTGCATGGTTCCTTGCACGACCAGCAGAGTGGGCAGCATTAAAATATAATACTCGTGATTTAGCTTATAATGCTTCACTTAATCAGTATATTAATTCAAATACTAATAATCGTGTATTTGATTTCAGTGTGACAAATGCGTCTAATTATATTCCAGGTTACAATGTTTGGTTACAAGATTATCTTGTAAGCAACAATCTTGATGTAACAGAAAACTGGTTAAATGTTGTAAACAACAGCACATTCAATCTTGTTTATAAGATGGGCGCATATACAGACAAGAGCTATCTTACTGTTGTTGCTGACCAAGTAAGTCCACAAAGCACAAATAGTAGCGTTATTATTCCACAAGAAAACTATCGCGTTAAGGTGACAAAAAGCGCACCTGTTGCTCGTGCAATTTACAGCGCAGTTGTAGTTCAGAAAACTACTGATGGTTATCAATTAAGTGGGTTTGATAAAGAACGTCCATACTTCTTAACTATTCCCAGTTTAGTAAGTGCAAACAATTATGGCATTACAGTTGGTAATGACACTGCTATAATCTATATGGACGCATCACCTGGCATTGTAAGCTATCCTTATGGCACTGTTTTTAACACTAAACAACAGGTAGTAGACTTTTTTGTAAGCTATGGTCGTTATCTTGAATCACAAGGATTCTCATTCCAAGACTTTTTAAGTGATAACACTACTAAACAAGATTGGACACTTGCAGCAAAAGAATTCTTATTCTGGGACCAACAAAGTTGGGGAACTAACACTGTAATAAGCGTGACGCCAACTGGAACATCGCTTACATTCAACAGTTCTTATGGCGTTGTTGATACTATAAGCAATACAAACAACTATACCAAAGTAATTGACAGCGATAATACAACCCTAACTGGACGCGATTATCGTGTTTATCGTGATGACAATGATTTTAGCATTACCCTTAAGAATACACAAAAGGGTATTCACCTTTTAGATATTGCTATTGTTCAGTATGAACATACACTTATATTTGATAATACAACTGTGTTTAATGATATTCTTTATGATGAGCAAACTGGTAGTCGTCAGTTTCGTCTGCGTATTGATGGCAGCAAGACACAAGACTGGAATGGTTCACTTTATGCCCCAGGCTTCTTTGTCAATGTAAGCGATATTCCTGAATGGGCACCATATACTGATTATTATACTGGTGATATTGTGCTATTCAAAACACAGTATTATGCCGCACAAAACTTTGTGCCAGGTTCAGCATCTTTTAAAAGCAGTGATTGGTATGTAATCAATGGTGATTTGCTATCCAAAGACCTGATTCCAAATATGGCATCGGGTGCAGCACAGTTCATCAACTTCCATGATCCAGATGCAACTGACTTGAACAGTGCAGCAGATGCGTTAAGCAAAAGTGAAACTGGTTTTAGTCCACGTCAATATTTTACTGATCTTGGATTAGATACAACTACTCAATATAAGTTCTATTTGGGCATGATTGCACAGAAAGGAACACAAGCTGTTATCAACGCATATCTGCGCAACTATCAACCGCGCATTGACAGTGATATTAAACTTAATGAACAGTGGGCAATTAAACTTGACAATTATGGTGGCACAAACCAGAACGACAAGTTAGAATTTAATATTGGTAACGCCACTTCTATTAATAATCAGTATTTGTTCCAGTTAATTCAGGATACCGATAACCGCAGCAGCGATTATAACAGCGTTAAGCCAAGTGACTTGCTTTATAAGCCACGCAATTATACAACTGATATCTTTGCACTAACTGAACCACGCCTACCAATTATTCCTACTGCTGGTCCAGTAAACACCAATGATGTTAGCGCAACTGTATTTGATATTAGTAAAATTTATAATATAAGTGGGCTAAGTCCAATACTTGGTGAAAGCAGTAAAGTTTGGATTGCTGCTGATAGCGCAAATCAATGGGGCGTTTATCGTTTAAGTCAAACCAATAATCTGGTTGTAACTTATGTTAGCCAAGTAACGCCAACAGAACTACAATTTACCACAAGCGCACCGCATTACCTATCACAATATGATTATGTAATGATTAAAAACGGTAGGATTGTAAGTGCTACAAGCAGCACTGCAATTGTAGATATGAGTGGTTTTTATCGTGTCAGCAGCGTTGGTAATAACACATTTAATGTAAAGATTACTAACAATGTTACTATTGGCAATGGTAATTTGTCTGCTCAATTGTATAAGTTGGTTAATGTTCGCTATACAACAGGCAATGATTTTGCAAACTTCACGCCTGCTCGTGGTTGGGCAACTAATGAAATAGTTTACATTGACAATGGTCCTGATGGTTATAATGTAATTCAAAATACAAACAATTGGGCATACAATCAAACCAAGAGTCCTGTCTTCACCGCGCCAAGTGATAATTTTGGTAGCAGCATTAAAATTAACGATACACAAGGTTTTGCTGTAGTTGGTGCAAGTCAAAAGAACGGCAGTGGCAGTGCATTCGTTTATGGTAAGGCACAAGATAACACTTGGCAAGAATATGGCGTTTTAACTCCATATAGTGTAGTTGGTAATGCAACCGTTGTAGATAGTCGGATTGGTGGTTTTGGCAGTAATGTTGATATCAACACAAATGATATTGCATTTATAAGTGCTCCTACTGCACAAAAAGGCGCAGTATATGTTGCCAATGTTAATAGCCAGCAAAATGATTTAACACAAGTTATCCACTATGATAATCTATATGTAATTAGTGCTGGTATTTCTCAGAGCAATTCTTATTTGTTGGTAAGCAATGTAAGCACATTTGATGCTACTGCTAATATTGCGGTTCAAGCAAACTATAGTTTAGCAAACTTTGCGAATGGAATGACTGTAGCTGTGCCAGGCACAACCACAAATGTTCAAATTGCTAACTTAAGCTATGGTTATCCTTATCATAAAATTGGTTTGACCGCAAATCTTGCAACATTGGGTGTTACTATTCCAGGTTACTCAAAAGTTGCAATCTATCCTAATGTCACTCCTCAAAGTCAACTTGGTTATAGCATAAGTGCGAGTGGTGATGGCAATTGGTTGTATGTTGGTGAACCTAATACAAACAGTGTTTATGTTTACAAATATGCAAATGTAGCAACCGCTTACACAAATCGTATTGGCGATGGTTCTACTACAAGCTTCTCATATCCACCTGGTGCTCCTGCAACTGCAAGTGCTCTTGATATTAAAGTTTATGTTAACAGCGTTCTGCAAATACCAAATCTTGATTATATTAAGACACCTGGTCAAGCTGTTATTACATTTGATGTGCCACCAGCAAGCGGTGCAGCAATTTATATAAGTTATGAAAGCCACTATGTTGAAACAAATCGTATTGTGACCGATGATCCACAAGCAAGTGGATTTGGAACAAGCGTAAGCACAAACTATGATGGTAGTGTGGTTGTTATCGGTGCTGCTAACAGTGCTGCAACATTTACATCAACATATACAAATGCTGGTAAAATTTACATATTTGACCGCACCGCAGAAGAATTTATTGCAAATGGTGCAGTATCAACATTCCAATTAAGTAACGCATTTGCTGGTCTAACAACAATAACAACACCATCACTCATTACAAATCCATATGTATCAGTTGATGGCGTTGATGTAACTGATTCATCAACAATCAATTATGCAACCAATCAAATCACATTTGCAGAAACACCTGCAAACGGCAGCGTAATTCGTGTTGAATCAAATCAGTTTATCAATACAAAAATTGCTACAACTGATAGTGGTCAAAATAACAGTTATTATGGCACTGCAGTTAAGATGTCACACGATGGCAGCAGTGTATTTGCCTCTGCAACAGGCTATGGTTTAACAAGCAGTCAAAATGGCGTGGTATTTTATCTTGTTGATGTGCCACAAAAATATGGCACTGCCGTTGGAACCGCATCTAACTTTACTATTGCTGCAAACAGCAGTATACGCATTAATGATTATCTTGTTACATTTGGTGTTCATAAAAATCCACCATTTATTACAACTTATTATGATAGTGATGTATACCAAGCTGCAAGTGCTATTAATTCTGCAAATATTCCACATGTGTCAGCTACTGTTCTTGCAAATAACGCAATTTCTATTTCCAGTAGCGACATTACAAGTGCGGCTAAACTGCGTTTGCGCAATGAATATGGCAATGTTCTTAACACAATGGGTATTACTCAATGGCAAACTGTGCAGCGTTTAAGCAATCCAATTGCACAGGATACAGCATACTTTGGTGAAATCTTAAGCTTAAGTCCAGATGGAAGAAGCCTTGTTGTTGGTAGCACGCTAAGCAATACTAAAACAACAACTACTTTTGATAGCCAAACAACAACATTTGATAGCGCAAGTGTGCGATTTATTGACACCGTATATCGCAGTGGTGCTGCACATGTGTATGAGTATCAAGCACTCGCTGATGAAAACTACAGCAGCTATGGCAGCTTTGCTTATGCAACCCTACTCAATGACCAGTTTGCCAAGAGTTATGATCGCTATGGCAGTGGCGTTGATGTAAGCACAAACTATATTATGGTTGGTGCACCACATGCAAACATCCTCAATAATCCTACTGGCGCAATGTATGTTTACTATAATCGCAATGCACAACCAGTATGGCAAACTATTCGCAGTGGTGGCGTTGATTATGATAGCCGTAAGATAGACCGCGTTTATATCTATAACAGCACAACTGCGACACTTATTGCAGAACTGCCAGTATATGATTTAATAAATGGATTCTTACCAAATGAGAGCGAAACATATATTGACTATACAGTAAATTATGATCCTGCTGTTTATAATCAGGTTCCAACTACTATAAGCTTTAACTATGACCGCAAAAATGCTTGGGGTAAAGAGCGAGTTGGTAAGCTATGGTGGGATACTAACAGCATCAAGTATTATGACAACTCTCAAGGCAGCGTATTAGATAGATTTAATTATTGGGGTCTTGCTTTCCCTGCAAGCACAGTCAATGTATATGAATGGGTTGAAAGTTTAGTTCCACCAAGTCAATATATTGGAAAAAGCCCAATCAATACTCCACTTTACACCGTCAATGATGTGTATACAAGTGCAGTTGAAATTGATAGCGCAACAGGGCAAGCAGTTACAAAATACTATTTCTGGGTAAAGAATAGTAATTTAAGCAATAGCAATCGTCCAAGTGCATTTGAAATTCAAGGCTATTTGAGTTCTCCACGCGCAATCAGTGAGCCATTTGCTGCTGTTATCAGTCCAAATTCTCTTGCTGTGTTTAATGCATCAAGCCTTATAAGCTTTGATACAAATCTTGCTATTGAATACAAGACTGAACAAAAACCACAATTAATTCATACCGAATGGACACTGTTTGATGATGGCACTGATTTAGGCGTTGCAACCGAGTTCCTTAACAAGCTTAATGACAGCTTAACTGGTCAAGATAGCAGCGGCAGAATCATACCTGATCCAAAGCTACCTATCGGTCAAAAATATGGCATGAGTGTTGTGCCTCGTCAAAGCCTATTTAAAGAACAATATACTGGTCGTCAGTTGTTTATTGAAAATATAAATGGTGTGTGCGCGACATATCCTATGGTATTGACAAGACCAGAGGCAATTATTGCTCTTAACTATTTTGAACCGCTACCAGATATTACACAGTATAAAACGCAAGTTGCTAACATTACTGAACTTGGTTATCTTAACAAAGAAGTTTACAAGCCAGGCGACCGTGTATTAGTTGTAAGTGATAGTAACAACTATACCAATGGTTGGAGTTTGTATCAACTTAACTATGTTTCCCCTGATACAAGAAGTTGGGAAATTGTTCAAGTTCAAACTTACAATGTAAACAGCTATTGGAGTTATGCAGATTGGTATAGCACCAATTATAATCCAAATCTGCTGCCAACATATACAGTCAATACCGACAACGATATTGCAAACTTAAAGTTAAATGTAAATGATACCATTTATGTAACTAATAGTTCAAGTGGTGGTTGGAAATTAGTGCTTGTCAATAGCAATAATTTAGAATTGCTTGCACAACAAAATGCTACAATTCAATTTAATGAAAATCTGTATAATTTGGTTGCTGCTAATCAAGGCTTCCAAACAAGCAGTTTCCAAAACGTAGGATTTGATGCCGATAGCAATCTTGAATTTAATTATATTTTTGATGTAATTCAAAACAAGCTGTTGATAAGCGAATATCGCAGTGAATACAAAGCAGCAATCAAACTTATGATTGATACTATTGCAACACAGCATCAACAAACAGATTGGATGATGAAGACTTCATTTGTTGATATCTACCATCGTGTTCGTGGTCTTGATCAACTGCCAGTTTATCTGCCACAACCAGAAAGCACTGTCACTGATTTCTTCAGCGAAGTTAAACCATATCATACTAAACTCAAGCAATATATTGCAACTTATGATAACAGCGATGCTATTGATTATGCTTATGCATCTACAACTGACTTTGATTTGCAACCATATAAAAATAGCACTATCAACAAATATCGCAGTCCACAGTTAGGCAACAGTCTTGATACAAATGCACTTACCAATCAAGCAGTCTATCAACCATGGGTTCAAAATCATACCTATAGCATTGAACGCATTGACATGGTTGATATCGGTGCTGGTTATGATGCAACCACAACTGTAACTATTGTTGGCGATGGAACAGGCGCAAAAGCCACAGCTTATATTCTCAATAATACAGTTTATACAATAACTGTCACTGATCCAGGCGTTGGCTATACATATGCAAATGTTTTGATACATGGCGTTGGAACTGGTGCATCTGCTGTTGCTATTATTGGTGGCGGTTTAGCGCGTAACATTGACACGCATATTAAGTATGACCGTTATACATACTTTAACTCTATTCAAGATTGGGCAGCAAATACTGCTTACACACTCAACACTGTTGTTGTTTATAGTGAACAACCATATCGTGTAACTGTTGCGCATACAAGTGGAACCACTTTTGATGCAACTAAATTTGTTCCACTTGTTGTAAAAGTTTGGTATCCACAAACGCAATATGCTCTTAATGATGTTGTAATCTATCAAAATACAGCATATACTGCAAATGCGGAATTTACAAGCGCACTAACATTTGATACTGCAAATCTAACACCATATAGTGGTGTTTGGCTTGATAATGCGTGTGACCGTGTGTGGGCATATTACAGCCCAATGAGTGGCATGGCAGGTCGTGACCTTGCACAAGTTATGACAGGCATCAATTATGACGCTAATCAAATCATTGGTCCAAACTTTAACCAAACTCCTGGTTATGATGTTACCAATTATGATTATATCTCATATGACTATGAAACATTCAATGCTGAAAATGTTGCCGACACATATGGTCCACAAGCAGAAGACACATATATACAAAGCTTCTTTACGGACAGTGGTTTAGGTCTTCGCCCACAAGATATTAACATTGTCGGCGGTGACTTTATTGATGCTTACAGCAGCCATGCACCAGAAGAGTTTGTGCCTGGTCAAGTTCTTGACACATTGGATATTCGTGTTGTAACACAACCAGTTACAAATGGTGGACCAGATATTAAGATAATTGCTTCAAATTACAGCGGATCAAAAACATTTAGTTTTGATCCACAAATAACTGGAGTAGAATATCCTGTTGGTGGTATTGAAAAGTTCTATATCATTGATTCAACAATCGGTCCTATTGCAGAAAATGTAAAGTATAGTGTGGATTATCAAACAAAAACAATTACTATTACATATACTCCACAAACTGGAACATTTTTGTATATCATGATGATTGGTGCAAATGGTGTAAATCCAGTATATGACCAAGATTATTATGCAGACGGCATTCAAACTGACTTTGATATTCCTGGCTTTACACTTGCAAGTGTTGGTCAAGCCTATGTCAAAGTGAATGGCACTGCAGTTTCTAACTGGTCACTTGTTGACAAATTAGAAAATGGCAACACTGTATTAGCTGTTCGCTTTACAACTGCTCCAAATGCTAATGATTTTGTTCAAGTTCACCTATTCAATGTTGCAGTGGGAACACGCGCATATAGTGAATGGTACGAACAAACATTCTCAATCGCATCACCTGCTTATCCAAGTGGTTATAATTTTACATTGCAAAATCCAGAAATTTATAACGAACCTATCAGCAGTTATGCAATTGTTCGACTAAATGGCAGTGATTTGTTACCACCACAACAAAGTTATTATATCGGTGATGGCGTAACAACTGCCTATAGCTTAACTAATAGTTGGGTAGAAAACATTGCTAATATTACTGACGCTGAAATAATCGTTGTTGTTGATGGCGTTCTGCTTAATCGCGGTATTGATTACACCGTTTATCATGATCCACTTAACATAGCAATGCCAGTCGTTAACTTCACAACTGCTCCTTTAGTTGGCACTAGTATTGTTATAAGCGACAGCAGCCAAAGTGATTTTAAAATTTACAATGGAAATCAGTTAACGCTGCGTCCTTACGTTTCTATTGTTCCAAACAGCATATTAACTATATTAACACAAGGTAATCATAATTCAAATAATCAATATACTAAATTGTTTAGTGGCAGCACAAGCAATATAAGTGTTGTTGATAATGGTCTTGACAGCAATGGTTTTGATACAAGCGGTCTTGATAATGAATTAAGCAGCTTTATTGGTGCAGTTTATTATACTCTTCCAAACAGTGTCAATAACGTAAATGAAATTTATGTTACATTAAAGCAAGCTGGCACAACGGGTGGTCAAGTATTATTGCCATATCGTGACTTTATTCTTGCAACTCCAACAACACTGTTGATAAGCAACACAATAAGTGTGAGTGCTAATAGCACTATCACTGTTCGTATCTTTGGTGAACCAGTGCGTGAATACACTGTTGAATTCCGTGTATTCAAAGATATGCGTGACAATACTCGTTATTATGGCGTTCATCGCATATCAACAGTATTGACTGCTAATCTTGCACCTACTGATGAATGGATATACGTAGAAGACGCAAGTGTTCTGCAAGCACCACAAACTAATACAAACAATGCTGGCATTGCCTTCATTAATGGTGAACGCATTGCATATGGCGTTGTTGACAGTGTAAACAATAGACTTGGAAACTTGCGCCGTGGAACAAGCGGAACTGGTATAGCTAATCTATATCAAAGTGGAACACTGGTGACAGATAGCAGCAGCTTGCTTGAAATACCTGGCAGTCAAGAAACTTATAAAACCACACCAATTCCTACATATATATCTAATGGAAACACAAGCATATATGTGCCAGCTAATGGAACTATTCGCCAAAGTCCATTGCTAACAACACTTGGTGAAAGTATTCAAATAAGTTCTTCAAATTTTGCACAGTTTATTAGGGCACAATAATGAAAAAACCAGAGGTAATTAAACCAATAAATACTAACAACAATAAAAACGGAAGTGAAAAGATGAATCGTCCTAATGAAACAGGTGGAATTGTGGTAAGTGGTCATATTAAGATATTTGACCCTAATAGTGGAGAAGTATTTGTAAACAAACGCAATGCAATCCATTATGAAAATTTTTCACTTGCACTTGCACAAAGTATCAGCAATAGCCAACAAGGTTGGATTAGCGAAATGGCGTTTGGTAACGGCGGCACATCCGTGGACCCAACTGGCGTTATTACATATTTGCCCACTAATACTACAGGCAGCAACAGTTCACTTTACAATCAAACATATTATAAAGTTGTTGACAATTATAGTAACTATAATACTGATCCAACACGCAATAATATTAGTATTCGTCATACTGCTGGCACAGTTTATAGTGATATCTTTGTTACTTGCACACTTGACTATGGTGAGCCAAGTGGACAACAAGCTTTTGATAACAGCACAAATATCAATGATACCTTTGTTTTTGATGAACTTGGATTAAAAGCTTGGAATGGAACTGTTGATACTGGTAACCTTTTAACGCATGTTATCTTCCATCCAATTCAAAAAAGTTTGAATCGTTTAATTCAAATTGATTATACAGTTCGTGTTCAAACCCTTACAAATCTAACATCACAGGCGTAACCGATGACATTTTATATTAACTATACCAACGGTGCAAACTTAACAGCTATCAGTGACGGTACAATCAATACTAACAGCACAAGTATAACTCTTATCGGTAAAAACTTTCCAACCTATGGTCAGCTATTAAATCAAGACCTTGTGAGCATGTTAGAAAACTTCTCTAACACAACAAGTCCAAACAATCCACTTGTTGGGCAACTATGGTATGATAGCGGAAATAATCTGCTTAAGTTCTATCGTGGTGGAACTGCAAATAATTACTGGCAAACTATTCCAAATTTATTATATAACGCAACAACACCAACCAGTCCACAACAAAGTGATTTTTGGTGGGATGCAACTAACCAACAGCTAAAGTTTTATGACCAAATGAATTGGATTACAGTTGGTCCACAAACTACCAATGATGGTCTCAACCGTGTTAGTGGAACCAACAGCTTTATTGTGCAGATTGGTGGCAATAATGTATTCACAGTAGATGCTTATGGTCGTGTAAATGCAGCTTATAATCCAGTTGTTCAAGGCACTGGTTTATCTGGCAATGTTGTTTTTACTGGTAGTGGTTTGTCCACGCCTTCTACAATGGTTCCAAGTGCAGTTCCTATCAATATTGGCAGCTATTTTAATACTGGAACTGGTGTCTTTACTTGCCCAGTTGCTGGTATCTATTTTGTTACTGCAACTGCCACAAGTCTTGGATATGGCAGTTCTGCGCCAGATACAACACAATCAATTACTTGGTGGAAGAACCAAAGCCCAGTTAATATTGCATCGGTCGTTAAAAATCCATCAAGTTTACAAAGTGATACATTCAATATTCAAATGGTTGCAACAGGTTATATTCAATGTAATGCGGGTGATATCTTGCAATGTGTTATGGCTGCTAATGCTGGCGGACAAATTGACTATAACAACGCAACTCTGGGTATAAGATTAGTTGGCTAACCAATAAATAATAGTGTTGGGATTTAGCTATGACTTATAGTGTAAAAAATAGTGCAGGTACAGTTACATACAATGTTGCAGACGGTGCAGCTAATACAAATGCTATAAGCTTAACTTTTATGGGTAAAGGTGAAACCAATTATGGCACCTACCTTAACGAAAACTTTCTTTGGCTTTTAGAAAATTTTAGTAATAATAGTTCAAATCCACCAGCACTTCCTGTTCAAGGACAGTTATGGTGGGATAGCACTTATAAATTTTTAAATGTTTATGATGGCAGTAAGTGGAATACAGTTTATGGAAACCTTGCTACATTAACTGTTAACGGCGCAGTATCAAGCAGTTCTGTTACTGCTGCCACAATAGGTAATAGTATAACCACTTATACAGGTGTAAGTGCAAATCTTGTTGGTGGAGTTACAAGTGTTGGACAAAACTTTAATGCAAATCCTGTAAGCACAGACGCTGGTAGAATATTTGGGGTCTATAATCTTAACTATATGCCAGGCGCAAGTTATAGCCCTTCTGATAATCGTATTTTTGATTTTGGCGTCACTACTGGTAATATTGCATATGTTAGAACAAATGGTTCTAATGGAGTACAATGGTATGCGGCTGGTAATGGAACGAGTTTTAATAATGCATTACTACCATTAAGTAACACAAGCATAAATTTTGGAAGTGCAACTAATTACTGGAATAACATTTATGCGGCTAATGGAACAATTCTTACAAGTTTAGGAGTTGGAACAAGTTCGCCGCTGTATACACTTGATGTAAAGAGTCCAAGTGGCGAGTACCGAACGGCTATTTTTGAAACAGCAAGCACACTTGGTCCATCAATTCAAATTAAAGGTAGTAAGATTTATGAATTAAGAAGCACTGATGTTGGAGCGAGTGAAGGTGCTGGTTTATTCTTTATCTATGATAAAGATAATAATATTTCTCGCTTAACTGTTAATAGTAACGGGTATGTTGGTATCGGTGGAATAACATCTCCAACTGCACCATTAGATGTAAATGGTAATATTACTGCAAGAACTGCAAATATCTATGCGGGAAATCTTATTGCTAATACTGCTATATATAGTGCATCATATTATTGGGCAAACGGCACACCATTTGTAAGTTCAAATTATGGCAATACACAAGTTGCTGGTTACCTTGGTGTTGTTGCAACAAGCATTGTTCCTTCTGTTAGCAATACCTATACTTTAGGTAGTTCAACAAATTGGTGGACTACATCCTATACGCAAAGCGTTCAGGCAAAATACGCTGACTTGGCCGAAAAATATTTGACAGATCAAGATTATCCTATTGGAACTGTTGTAATGGTAGGCGGCGATGCAGAAGTTACACAACATGATGGTCGCGCCGTTCGTGCTGTTGGAACAGTAAGTCAAAACCCAGCTTATATGATGAATGATGGTCTTGAAGGCGGAACTTATATTGCACTTAAAGGACGAGTTCCTGTTCGTGTAATTGGTCCAGTGCAAAAAGGTCAATCACTGCGTGGCGCACCGTGGGGTGTTGCTATGGCAGAAGAAATGAGCAGCGCATATACATTTGCTATTGCATTGGAAACAGTTGCAGACCCAATTCAAACTATAATTGAGGCAGTTATACTATGAGAGGTTTATTTCTTAATACAAGAATAAATGCAGGCAGTGCAACCTATAATAGTAGCGGAAACTTTGTTACGCCATATAAAGTAAGAACAGTATCATTTAGTGGACACGGCGGTAATGGTGGAAACGGTGGTTCTGGCGGTCAAGGTGGACAAGGCGGTCAAGGCGGCACTGGTTTTTCTGGTAATGCGGGCAATAATGGAACTGCTGGTAACGGTGGAACAGGCGGTGCTGGTGGATATGGTGGCACAGGCGGAAACGGTGGTTCAGGTAATGGAAACTGCACAGCACCTGGCAATGGTGGTTCTGGCGGTAGTCCAGGCGGCGTTTCTGGTAACAGTGGTAACAAAGGCAGAAGTTCTTATAACCAATTTGGTAATGGTGGTAATGGCGGTAGTGCATACTGTACTACTGGTGGCAGTGGTGGTGCTGGTGGACGTGCTGGTGACAATCAATGCGGCGGTTATACCCCTTCTGGCGGTGGCGGCGGTGGCGGAGGCGGATACGGCTCACCTGGCAATGCTGGCAATAGTGGTAATGCTGGTGCAAATGGTAATAGTGGAAGTGCTGGTAACAGTGGCGGCAATGGTGGAAGCGGCGCTACTGGAAATAGCGGTGGCAGCGGAAACGCAACACAGTTTGGTAATATAGTATCATTTAGCGGAACATCTGGCGGTGCTGGTGGCAATGGTGGAACTGGTGGTGCTGGTGGCAACGGTGGCGCTGGTGGTAATGGCGGCGCAGCAGGTAATGCAGGAACATCTGGTAATGCTGGCGGAACAGGTGGTGCAGGCGGCGGAGGCGGAGGCGGCGGTTCTTCTGGATGGCGTGATGGCGCACAAGGCGGTTATGCTGGTAACGCTGGCAGCGGAGGCACAAGTCCTGGTAATGGTGGTGGTGGCGGTGCTGGCTTTGGTCAAGGCGGTAGTGGCAACGCTGGTGGCAGTGGTGCAAGTGGAAACGCAGGCAGCAATGGATATGGCGCAACAAATGGAAATGCTGGCAGTGCTGGTGGTAATGGTTCAAATGGCGCAAGTGGCAACGCTGGTGCGTCTGCATCTATAAACAACACAAGTAATGCCAATGGAACAATTGTTCCATTTACAACATATGCAGTAACTGTTGGCAGCGGCGGCAGTGCTGGAACTGGTGGCAGCGGTGGCAGTGGCGGAAGTGGCGGCACTGGTGCTTCAACTGGTTCAAGTGGAAATAGCGGTTCTACTGGTGCAAGTGGTAATGCTGGTAACAGTGGAACAATTACAATTTCTTGGCCTAATCAGGGTCTATAAACACGGAGACGAAAATGAGTATTATTAAAATTAAAGATATTTGTTTATGCACTGGTTTAACCAAAGACAATAACGAAAATCGTGAAGCTTATGATTGGTTAACCGCAAACGGAGTTCCTTTTAAACTTCTTGCATATAACGATCCTGCACAACACCCAGATGTATTTGCAAGTATACAAACGTGGGTTAGTGATAAAAATATCAACACATTTCCATTAGTTCATTATCACGAAGTTGATGACCAGTATAATATTACAGGCGTTGTTCTTGTAGGATTAGCTGAAATTCAAGCAAGCAACATAGTAGAATTAAGCAAACTCTAATGGACAATGACATAGACATTCGCAGACTGCAGATTGTCATGTCGTGTTATGATAAATTGCCGCCTGAATTGCGTCAGTGGATAGCAAATTTAGACTTTTCTTTGCATGATGACCATATTTTGCGTGGTCTTAAAGAGATAGAACGCTGCAAAATTTATGTTGAAGGCAACGGAGAGATAAGTTATTATAGTGGCAATGGTCAAAATTAATAACTATGTTCAAATCATTTTTTGGTGATAATAAAGAAGTAAGATTTAGTTGCGCCGATGAATATTGGGATGTAATTCCAAAACCATATTCTGCACGTAAATTTATACCAGATTGGTACAAATCATTGCCAATGAAAATAAACAATGAGGAACGCTTGAATAACAACACAGTTAAACGCTGCGTTCCTTTTTTTGATGCAATGAGCATAGGTTATATTATTCCGCTATCAGCAGATGTTTGGTTTAAATCAAATGATGATTGCAGTGGGCTTGAATGGGATAGCCAATTTCCAGACCCGCTGATTAGACAGCATAGTAAAGAACAAATTAGCGGCGGCAGCGTTCGTAATCCCAAAGATCATATACCACCAATGAAATTTGTATCGCAATGGATTATTGAAACACCGCCTGGTTGGAGCACATTGTTTATTCCGCCAATAAATCGCAGAGACGAACGATTTGAATGTATGGGTGGTTTAGTTGATACTGACAACTACTTTAACAATATACAGTTGCCATTCTTTTTTACAAAACCAAACTATGATGGCATTATCAAAGCAGGCACTCCGTTAGTTCAGGCTATCCCAGTTAAGCGCAGCGAATATCTTTCTAAAGCAAAAGTTGAAAAATTTTCCGATAACGATTATAAAAGATTGAATAAAACAAAATTAAAGATAAGTTCGCACGAGAGTTATTATCGTGATGAAGTTGTAGAGAAGAAATAATGTTTAAATCATTCTTTACTAAAGATAAAACTATTGAATTTACCTGTGGTGAAGAATTATGGGATGTAATTCCAAAACCTTATGCTTCACGAAAATTTATTCCAGATTGGTTCAAAGCACTGCCTATGAATCTTGGACCAGAACAAAACGTTGCGGACCATTTTGAAAACAGCACTATTAAAAAATGCATGCCTTTTCTTGACGCCATGACTGCTGGTTATATTATTCCACTTGCTGCTGATGTAGAATTTGAATCAAATGCAGACGCAACTGGTGTTAGTTGGTTTACAAAATTTCCTTTTTCAGTAATTGAAAAGCATGGCAAGGACCAAATTACAAGCGACAAGTCTCCTAATCCTATGGCACATATGCCACCATTAAAGTTCATAAACTTTTGGAAAATTAAAACGCCACCAGGTTGGAGCACACTATTCTTACCGCCACTTAACAGACCTGACCCACGATTTGTTTGTTATAGTGGCTTGGTGGATACTGACAATTATGATAATGTTGTAAACTTTCCTTTCTTTTTTACGCAACCTAACTTTTTAGGTGTAATTAAAGCTGGCACACCACTTATTCAAGCTATTCCTATTAAGCGCGAAAGTTTAAAAACTACGACACGAGCAATGACACCCAAAGAAGAAGAAAATCTTGTTAAGTTTCAAAATAGATTAAAATATAAAAAAGGTTTATACAAAGACGATATAGTGGAGAAAAAGTAATGGAACCGTGGATATATTTTGGCACTCCAGTGTATAGTTTTATAATGCAGGATTACTTGCCAGTTGCACGAGAAGTGTGCAATGAATATCTTGATGCTATCAAAAAAGAAACAGAATTAGATCAAATATACCCACTATATCAAACATATTCATTTAATACAGATAGCAGAATCAGCAATCTTTCAACAGAAATAATGCGCACTGGCTATAATATTCTTGATGACCAAGGATATGATTTATCAAACTATGAATTATTTTATACTGAATTTTGGTGTCAAGAGCATCTCACAACAAGTGGACAAGAACGACATGTTCACGGATATAATAATGTGCTAACTGGTTTTTATTTTTTAGATTGTCCTGAAAATTGTTCCAGATTAGTAATTCACGAACCAAGGTCAGCTAAAGAATTTGGTAATTTTCTACCAGAAAAAGATAACAATATAGGAACATTAGCAAGTCAAGCTATAAATTTTGTTCCGCAAGAAGGTCAACTTATTATAACAAACAGTTGGATTCACCATACTTTTACAAGAAACGGTTCCACAATGCCTTTTAAGATGATTCATTTTAACATAAGTGCTCGTTGGAATCCTAAACAACCAGAGATCATATGAACAAATATCATATTCGTTTTAATAAAAGCAGAGGTCAAAGTGGTCGTGGAACGATTGAACATGTTTGGCGTGTGTTTGAAAACGGTAAAGAATTTTTAGTCAAACATTTACAAATCAATGTTCCATGCCATGATGAAACCGATGGTGTAGATTGGAATATTTGTTGTTATGGCGTTATGCATATAGATAGTGATACAAGCACGGCGATTATAAATGAATCTTGAACATATATTTGTCACACCATTCTTTCACGACTTCTTAAATTTATCGTCAACAGATTTAGAAGAATATGCGGTGCGTTTGCGTGGTCAAAGTGATGGGCGACAAAAATCTAATCGTCTTGGTTGGCAAAGCAATGATATACAAGGCGACGAAGAAGTGGCACCGCTTTTAGATGCTATAAATCAAAGATTGGTTGACGTAAGCCGTTATAGCGGTTTAAAAAATGACAAGCGATTAGTTGTTGATAATATGTGGGTCAATATAAACTCAAAATATAGTTATAACCGAAGCCATATTCATGCCAAGTCAATCTTCAGTGGCACATATTATGTAAAAGTTCCTGATAATAGTGGAAATTTAAATTTTAAAAATCCTTCGCAATTGCAGCGGTTGTTTATTCAAGATATTGATCACCATATTGAAGAATTAAATGACTTTGTTGCTCAAAATTGGATAGTGCAACCAAAGATAGACATGATGGTTTTGTTTCCAAGTTGGTTAGAACATGATGTAGATCAAAATCTTAATGATGATGTTAGAATCAGTATTGCTTTTAATACAGCAATCAAATAAATACTATAAACCAGGTTTTAAAACATGTCATATACATTAACCGTAGTCAATCATTCGCCCATCATTATCCAAAATGGTGCAACAGACAATACCACAAGCTTGACACTTGTGGGTAAAAACTATCCTAATTATGGTCAGCTTCTACAGCAAGATTTGATTAATATCTTGCAAAGTTGGGCTGGTTCATCACAGCCAGCTAATGCCGTCACTGGTCAACTTTGGTGGAATACATCAACTGGCGCACTACAAGTTTATACTGGTGCAGCTTTTAAAAATATTGGTGGCTCTACTGTTTCTACAACTGCACCAACTGCAACTGCTGTTCAGGGTGATTTGTGGTTCAAGAGCGATGACCAACAAATGTATGTTTATAACGGTGCTACTTGGTTGCTTATTGGACCAAGTTATACCAGTTCACAGCAGCTTACAGCAGCAACTGCACTTAATATTACTGACACTTCAAGTGCAAGTCATACTGTATTGGCATTTTATGTAGGTAATTTCCTAACTGGTATTATTAGCAAAGACCCAGTTTTTACTCCACAAACTACAATCAGTGGATTCTCAACAATTGGACCAGGCTATAATATCAATACAACAATTTTTACTGGCGCAGTTCCACTAAGTGGACAGCTTATTACAAACGCACAGCCATATGTTACCAGTCTTGGAACACTGACTGGACTAACAGTTGCAACTCCTATCATTGGCAGTATCTATAATGCAACCAATGTAACTGGCGCATCACAACCAAACATTACAGCAGTTGGCACACTCACAAGTTTAACAAGCAGCGGAACAATTACTGCTGTAAACCATGTTGGTGCACTAAACGGTATTGTTGGTGGCGTTACACCAAATACTGCTACATTCACAACAGCAACTATTAACAATCGTATTATTGAAACTGTTAATGCCATTGGTAGCGTTGGTTCAACTGCTACCATTGATTGGAGTGCTGGTGATGTGCAAACACTTACTCTGACAAACAACTGCACTCTTACATTTACAAATCCACCAAGCAGTGGAAAAACACAAACCCTAACACTTGTTGTATATCAAGATGCAACGGGAGGCAGAACTTTAACTTATCCAACTGGTATTCGTTGGAGTTATGGTCAAGCACCTGTTCTAACAACAACACCAACATATCGTGATGTGCTATCATTTATTACATATGATGGTGGAACAACTTATCTTGGTGCTTATAGCATGGCAAACGTTGCCCCATAAGGAAATAATATGTCAACATTAGCAATTTCAGTTTTTACAGATGAACAATATGATGATGGACTACTTGTAGTTTTGGGCAGTGACACTACCGAAGCTACATTAGCAACAAAATCACATGATCCAAAAGTTCTTGGCGTTACAACTGATTTAAACAATTGCGAAATTACTCTTGCTGAATTTGGTAACAATGCCACATTTCCTCTTGTTGCTGTTGCTGGTCGGATTGATTGTCAAGTTCAAGGACCAATAGATGAAGGCGATTGTGTTGTAACAAGTGATCAACCTGGCATTGGTCAAAAACTTGACCCAACAAAATGGGTTCCTGGTTGTATTATTGGCAAAGCTGTCAATGCAATTCAAGACGACAGTGTTCAATTAATCAATATCGTTGTTGGATTACACTAAATATACTTGTGGGAAATAAAATATGACTTATGCAAGTGGCGGCCTAATTCAGGCAAGTGATTATAATGGTTTTGCAACCAGTGTTAACCAATTATGGGGAACTGGTAGCGGTAACTATGGTTATGGTCAAAGCGGAACTCTAAACACTTCTATTACGGGCGTGGTTGCAGCAAGTGATTGGGCAACTATGATTTCTCGCATGAGCACTATGCAACAGCATCAGTATAATAATACGACTGGCATTCCTTCACAACCAAGCAGCGGTGGTATTATTACATATCTAAGTCAGGTTTCTACTGCTATTAGTAGTTTACAAACCAACCGATTAGCTAATTATACTATAAGTTCTAATCCTACAAATAGTGCCAGTAATAACAGTAATTGGTATTCAAGTCATCAATTTGCTTTTACATGGACATTTTCAAGTGGCGATGCTGCCAGATACTTTTTTAATCAAGGCGGAGTGCTACAGTTAGTTGTCAACACCGCAACTATTAATGAGTCTCAGTGGAATACATTTGCTCTTACAAATTATTATTATGTTAATCTTGGTGCTAATAGTTTTTTCCATGGTGGAACAGTAGGTTCTACAACTCGTAGCACATATTTAAGTACGTATGGTTATTATAACTTGACAACAAGTTACGTAAACTATCTAGTATTATATGATACTGGCACAGGAAACAGTGCTTATAACAGTAATTATATTGCTATTGCTTTTAAGAGCAATGGAACACAAGGTTCAAATGGTGATCTTGGTAATGTTATTACTGGATACATGACATTCTATAATGCTGATTCAAATGGATTTCAATTGCCATTAAGTGGAACGTTAGGTGTTTGGTCTATATTTGCATATCCCGAAACGACTTATCTTTCTGCATCTTATGGCACTCCGTCAATGGCTACTATTGTAAACACTGTTACTTAAATAATTGACATTACTGTTAGTATTTGATAAAATAACCCTATGACTCCAGAAGAACTGCGTGAACGGGCTATTGAAGCCTACAATCGTGATTTAGCAAAACAAAATATTATAACTGCCATGGAATCACGCATGACAGTAAATTATAATGATGGCGTATTCATTGTAACACAAGAACTTATAAGTTTCTTACATGCTTGGCAAGATGAATTAATTTATATGCTTGATGCATATGATGTTCCAATCCAAGTTGATGCGAACTATTTAAAAAAACTTTGCAAGCAGCGTTGGTGTGAAGTTATGAATGAATTTGCGTTAGAATACGAAGAGTATAAAAAGATTCGTAATGCAAAGCAACTCTGAAGGTTGTATCATATTTGCATACAACACAGATACCACTGATTATTTTAGTCAAGCAGTTGCGGCTGCTGATAGGGTTGAACATTACCTAAACATACCTACAACTATTTTTACTAATGAATTTAAAACTTGTAAGCACAATATTATTCTTACAGAAACGCCAGAAACTAATTACAAACTTAAAAAACTGTGGCTCAATCGAAGCCGAACACGTGCTTTTGAACTTTCACCCTATGATAAGACGCTAATAATTGATAGTGATTACTTTTTATGCACTGATAATCTAAACTATCACTTGCAAAGTTCTAAACCATTTTTAATAGCAAGTGAAGTTTATGAACCACTTACTGGCAAACGCACAGTCTATAATCTTGGTAAAACACAAATACCTATGATGTGGGCAACGGTAATGATTTTTGATAAGAGTGATGAAGCACGATGCATATTTGAGTGTGCAAGTTATGCTGAAAAACATTATAATTATTATAGTGATTTTTATGGATTTAAACAACATCCAATACGAAACGATTATATCTTTACAATAGCCTGTCATCTTATGGGTGGATATGGCAGCAAGTCATATGCACTACAAAATTATCCACTTGTAAATTGTTATGATATGGCATATCATAGTTGGGATAATGACAAATTAGTTTACAAATACGATAGCGGTAAAATCTATGGTAATCGTCTACAAAATATGGATTTGCATCTTATGAAAAAGGATCAATTATGAGTCGAGGATTTTTATGCATTGCACAGAATAGCAGCGAAACTGATTACTTGCGCATGGCATATCTGCAAGCATTAAGTTGCAAGATAACACAATATGCACATCGCAATAGTTTTAGTGTTATTGTTGACCGTGAAACTGCTGATTGTATTGAGCAAAAACATATTGATGTATTTGATAATATCATTGTTTTAAAAGATGACCTTGCGCAAAACAGCAAAGTTAAAATGCAAAATGAGTGCCAGGTTTTTAACTACAGTCCTTATAAACAAACAATTAAAACCGAAGCAGATATGCTTTTTACAGCCAATTATGATTCTATTTGGGATCATTGGGCTTTTGACAAGTTCCACTTTTGCACCCATGTTTATACATATGATGGACATTTAATCAAAGACCGTAGTCAGCGTCAATTGTTTGATGATAGCCTGTTGCCTGATGTGTATAGTGCTTGGACATACTTTACATATAATTTGGAATGTAAAGAATTTTATGATACAATGCGTTTAATTATAGATGATTGGGATTATTATCGTGACAGCTATCTTGTAAATTGTCGCTATGATGAACCACGAACCGATGAAGTATATGCGCTTGCTTGTAAAATATTAGATATACCTTATAAAGGAAGCGGTTATGGTTTCTTACATATGAAACCAAAATTACAAAGACTTGGATCACATCAGTCATGGGTTGAACAGTTAGATTTAGATATTAATGCAGACTTAAATGTAACTATTGGTGGTTATAGACAAAATAAACCGTTGCATTATGTAGAAAAAACCTTTGTTACAGACGAACTATTAGACAAATATGAATATGGATTTAAACGAACAAGAGATTAAAGAATGGTGGGATGAGTTTGAGCGTGAACTTTGCACAATGGTTAAACCCAATGACCCAAATCCACCACACAAACCAATAATGGAACCACCCAAACCACCATCTTGGAAGCGTGGCAATACGTATTATACATTAGCAAATGACCGCCAGTTTCCTGTAGAACCTGATCACCCAAATGCCATAGGCTGGAATTATGACTGAATTAGTTGATATAAGTGAATTAGATTGTATTTTTTTAAGTTACAAAGAACCAAATGCCGATAGCAATTGGGCATATTTGCGCTCTTTTGTGCCGTGGGCAAAGCGTGTGCATGGCATAGAAGGCAGTGATGCAGCACATAAAGCTGCTGCCGCTGCAAGTGACACAGAACGCTTTATTCTTATTGATGGAGATAATCAACCAGACCCAGAGTTTTTTAATCAGCAATTGCGTATTAATCAAACAAATGAACGTTGCGTGTTTCGTTGGCGAGCCAGAAATATTATCAATGGATTATGTTATGGGAATGGTGGAATCAGCAGTTGGACAAAAACTTTTGTAAACAATATGCGAACACATGAAGCCAGCGAAGGCGATGCTGACACAGTTGTAGAGTTTTGTTTTGATGACAACTATTGGGCAATGCATGATGTATGGAGCACTACATTGCCAAACTCATCACCACAACAAGCATGGCAAGCTGGATTCCGTGAAGGTGTAAAATTATGTCTTGATCGTGGTCGTCGCCCCACACCAGAAGAATTTGAAAGTGCAACTTGGGTAGGCAACAGAACTAATTTGGTAATTTGGGCAACGGTTGGCAGTGATGTTGAGTTTGGTAAATGGGCGATAATGGGTGCTCGTCAAGGTGCCTATATGACCATGTTTGTTGATGAATGGGATTATCGCGAAGTTCGTGATTTTAAAAAACTTGATGACTTGTGGCAAAATACAACGGATGATGGATTACAAAGAAGCGAAAATTATGCAAATATATTGCGTAAACGTCTAAATCTTGATATAATTAGCATGTCGCCTGAACAAAGTTCTTGGTATAAAAAGCATCAACGAGCATACCAAAACATTGATATCATGCTTCCAGAAAGAGATGTAGGAAATGTCATTAGAAGCGCGGCTAGACAACTCTGGTGATGTTGCCACAGTAAACAGTGATAAAACTCTTAAAAGTGATTTTTTATCGGCTGCTGAGCAAATGCAACAGAAACTTGGACATGCTCTTTGCCTTGCAAAGTGGCAGCAAACCAGTTTACATTTAACAACTGGTCATACAAATAGTTGCTATCACCCACCACTACACAGGATTAATGCAGATGATCTCACCGATAACCCCAGTGCGCTACACAACACTGAACACAAAAAGGCACAAAGGCAGAAGATGCTACGGGGCGAGCAACCAGAAGAATGTAGTTATTGCTGGCGAGTCGAAGCAACAGGAAACCTTAGTGACCGTCACTACCGAAGCGGCGAAACATGGGCTGCCGAGCATTACGATACAATTATTGCTCGCGACCCTACTACTTGGAATGTTAATCCTGCTTATGTAGAAGTAAATTTTAGCAATGTATGTAATCTACAGTGCAGCTATTGTTCACCGCAGTTTAGCAGTGCCTGGCAAAAGGAAATAAATGAATACGGTGCTTATCCTACTTCTAATCTCCACAATAGCCCTACTTACTTTAGGGGTGATCGTAAACCTATACCAAATCGCGAAGATAATCCTTATGTTGATGCGTTCTGGCGATGGTGGCCCGAACTCTACCCAAACCTAAAACATTTTCGCATGACAGGCGGAGAACCGCTATTAGATAAAAATACCTATCGTGTATTTGATTATGTTTTGGATAATCCTAAAAAAGATTTGCATCTTAACGTCACAAGCAACTTTAGCCAAGATGAATATGTGTTTGACAAGTATTTGACTTATGTAAAACACATGTGTAGAAATGGTGTATTAGAACACTTTATGCAATTTGTTAGTATTGATGGTTACGGTGAGCGTGGTGAATATGGTCGTCATGGTTTAGATTTTGAACTCATGAAAAGGAATGTAGAACGGTTTTTAACTGAAGTTCCTAGTCGCAATAGCGTTACATTTATTATTACAATGAATGTTCTCAATATAACAAGCCTCAAAGAATTGATGCAATGGATACTTGAACTTCGTGCAAAATATAGCACAACATATCAGCGTGTTTGGTTTGATACACCTATCTTGCGTGAACCAGCTTGGCAATGTATTGATATACTACCTGAAAGTTATGCATGGTTTTTACAAAATGTCGTGCACTGGATGCAACCAAAAACTGAAACACTAGATACACGATTTAATGGATTCAAAGATTATGAAGTTGTAAAACTACAGCGTGTAGTAGATTGGATGCACGAACATCGTCGTGAAGATACTAAAACAATGGCAGATTTTTATCGTTTCTTTAACGAACATGATGCTCGTCGCAAAACTTATTTTTTGAAAACCTTTCCAGAAATGAGTGATTGGTATAACACTTGCAAATATTGGGCTGATAATGTATAAATTTCCTATTTGGCATTGGCATATTGAAAATAGCAGTATATGTAGTTTGCGATGCCCACGCTGTCCACGTGTGGAAATACCCGATACTTTAGTCCAAACAAGTCTAAGTTTAGATTTTTTTAAAAAAAATTTTAACCCTGGCTTTTTGCAAGAGGTTTGGCAAATTAGTTTCTGTGGCGATGATGGTGATCCAATTTACGGTAAAGAATTTTTAGAAATAATTGAATATCTTAAAATTACTAAACCTAATTTAAGTCTTCGTATTATTACAAACGGCAGTTATCGTAACGAAGCATGGTGGAAAAAACTTGCAGCAAATTTAAATCAATATGATGAAATCCATTTTAGTTTAGATGGATGGGATCAACAAAGCAATGAAAAATATCGCATCAATAGTAACTGGGATAGTATTAAAACTGCCGTTAAAACTGTCAGAGAAAATAGTAATGTTATCCTCACTTGGGCTGCTATTGTTTTTAAATATAATCAATATGATATTATGACGATGAAGGATTTAGCTACTAAATGGAATTTTGATATATTTCAAATTACATACAGCACTAAATTTGGTAGCAAATACTGTAATTATAATATTGAAGGCAGTGATGATTTAGAACCCGCTCAACAATATATTGCAAAAGGACATCGTTTTGAACGTCAAATAATAAATCTCACTAATAGAAAATTATTAGATAACGGTAAAAATTTAATTAATACAGATTTATATACTAATATTAATCGTGACAGCGATATTATTCCATTATGTAAAATTGGTAACAAGGGTCTTTATATAAGCAGTGACGGCTATTTCTATCCTTGTTGTTGGATGGCAAATAGGTATAATCACACTCGTTGGCAAGAGTTTCGACAACCACAATATAATTTGAATACAAGAAATATTGGTGATATATTAAAAGATGAAATGTGGGACGATTTTTTTAATAGTTTAAACAATTACGATGAATGTAAAAATAAATGCTGTTCACAAAATTTTAATAAAGGATACGCAACATCGTGGTAACAAGCAAACAACCAGATGAATCATTTTTAAAATATAAAAAACGTGTTCTGGATACCAAAAGTGCATCATTCTGTGGTGCAAAGTGGTATAATGCAACTATTTGGTTAGGTAGCGGCCAAACAACAAGTTGCCACCATCCACTTCCACATCAAGTAACTGTGGAACAAGTATTAGCTAATCCATCGGCATTGCACAATACACCGCAAAAAAAAGAACAGCGTGCGCAAATGCAACGTGGTGAAAGACCCACTGGTTGTGAATATTGTTGGCGAATTGAAGATAGTAGTTCAACTGCTATAAGTGATCGTCCATATAAAAGTATGATATACAGTGAAGAAGAATTGCATGATGCTTTTGTTCTTCCATCGGATAGCGATGTAAATCTTCGCACATTGGAGATAGCCTTTGACCGCACTTGTAATTTTGCCTGTTCTTATTGTAATCCTGCTTTTAGCACAACTTGGGTTCGAGATATTAAGTCTAATGGTCCATATAGTAATCTGGTTAGTGACGGTCGCAATCATTTTACTCATACCCATGATTCTAGTCAGCTTTATGGTTATAGCGATACTAACCCATATGTAGAAGCTTTCTTTAAATGGTGGGAAAGTGATTTGCATAAAACACTACGAGAACTTCGCATTACTGGTGGTGAGCCACTTATGAGTGGGCACACTTGGAAACTGCTCGAATGGTTTAAAGAAAATCGTGGCAAAAGCCAAACAAAGTTAGCCATCAACAGTAATCTTGGCATGGATAGTAAAAAATTAAATGAATTTATAGAAGCTATTCGTGATATTCCTCACGTGGAAATTTATACAAGTTGTGAAGCATTTGGAAATCAAGCAGAGTATATTCGCAATGGTTTAAATTATAAGCAATGGTTTGATAATTTAGTTACACTTCATAGCAGCGGTGTAATTAAACAATTGCATGTTATGGCAACTATTAATGGCTTGTGCTTATTGTCACTTCCTCAATTTTTAAAACACATGATGGATTTTAAAATAGGTCGAGGTAAAAATTCATTAACCTTTACTCTTAATATTTTACGATTTCCTAGTTTTCAAAGCCCTACAGTTATGCCAGTTGAGGTTCGTGAAAAATGCGCAACTGAACTTGAAAGTTTTTTAAATAGTTATGAACACGGTAATTATTTGCATCAGATGGAAATTGAACATGTTAAGCGATTGATTGAATATCTTCGCAAAGTTGAAACCCCACACGAAAACGCAAGTGAACTGGGTATATTAGAAAAAGATTTTAAAAATTTTTATGAACAATATGATGCTCGTCGTAATAAAAATTTTATAGAAACATTTGCAGATTTGGAAGATTGGTATCGTGGTTTATAATTATAATGGCAAGGAACCAATAAAAATTTCTGTTGAAGACTTAAATGATAAGCATAAAAAACTTATATTTGAAAACAAAACATTTTGTATGTATCCGTGGATTCATCTACATGCTTTTCCAACAGGTGAAGCATACCCTTGCTGTAACACAGAAATGAGTGAAACAGTAGGCAACACACGTTATGATACACTTGAAGAAATATGGAACAGCGCACCAATGCGCGATGTTCGTAACAAAATGTTAGCTGGTGAAAAGATTACAGGCTGCGCACGTTGTTATGAACAAGAGGATAACGGTTTTTTTAGTATGCGCACGAGTGCCAATAAACACTTTGGTCATCATATTGCACTGACCGATAATCCTAACCCACCAATGAAGATGATTTATTGGGATATTCGTTTCTCTAATCTTTGCAATCTTCGTTGCCGCAGTTGTGGTCATATTTTTAGCAGTAATTGGTATGATGACCAGGTTAAACTTGCTGGTCCTGAATGGGCAAGTCGCAATACTCGCATCAACTTTGCTGGCCGTAGTGAAGATGATATTTGGGAACAATTAGAACCACAAATTGATAACCTTGAACAAGTATATTTTGCTGGCGGTGAACCACTTATTATGGAAGAACATTATCGTCTTCTTAATGAGTTGATTAAGCGTGGTCGCACGGATGTTCGATTAATTTACAACACTAACTTTAATCAATTATCCTATAAAAAAACAAATGTGTTAGAATTGTGGCGAGAATTTGATTCGGTAAGCGTGGGCGCAAGTCTTGATGCTATGGGCGCACATGCTGAATATATCCGCAAAGGAACTAAGTGGTCACAAGTTGAACAAAACCGTGAACAGATGCTGCAAATTTGTCCAAAGGTTGATTTTTATATAAGTCCAACCCTAAGCATTATGAACGCACTGCATCTGCCACAGTTTCACCGTGAATGGGTCAATCGTGGTTTCTTAAAACCACAAGATTTAAATATTAACATACTTCAAGACCCTCCGCATTATCGCATTGATGCACTACCACACCAATATAAAGTGGATATACAAGAAGCATACGCAGAACATATTGATTGGCTTAAACCGCAAGATCACCTTAAACGAGCAACAACTGGATTTGAAAGTGCTATTAAATTCATGATGGGCGATGACAAGTCACATCTATTGCAGCAATTCAAAGAAAAAACCGCACAGTTAGATGCAATTAGGAATGAAAATATATTGGATGCTATTCCTGAATTAGGATGCTTATATGAATAATATTTGTATCTTGCCATGGATTAGTATAGAAACAACACCACTTGGTCAAATGCGTGTGTGTTGTCTTGCAAATGAAAATATTAGTGATAGTGATGGCAATGATTTGCTAATTGAAAATACCACATTATCATCTGCATTTAACAGTCAATATATGATTGACCTTCGCAAATCTTTTTTGAATGGTGAGAAGCCATCTGTATGCAATCGTTGTTGGAGTGAAGAAGAAAGCGGCAGAACAAGCAAACGCCAAAACAGTTATAATCGCCTTGGTAATCTTGTACGACATATTGATTTTAGCAATCCAGATAGCGGTGATTTAATTTTCCTTGATTTAAAATTAGGCAATATCTGTAATCTTAAGTGTCGCATATGCGGAAGCTTTAGCAGTTCTAAATGGGCGCAAGAAGAAATTGAAATCAATAAAGAATACCAAAGTGAATATCATAGACCAGCAAAGGACTTTTTAAGACAAGGACAATGGCCTCGTCAAGTATCCGCTTTCTGGAATGATTTAGATACACTTTTGCCACACATTCGCTATTTGGAATTTACAGGCGGCGAACCATTCTTAATCGCAGAACATTTTGATTTCTTGCGCCAAGCTATCAATCTTGGCGTTGCTGAAAATATTGAAATACATTATAATACAAATGGCACACAATTTCCTGAACACGCAATAGATATTTGGAAACATTTTAAGCTTGTAGAAATTGCACTAAGCATAGATGACTTAGGCGATAGATTTGAATATCAACGCTATGGCGCTAAATGGGATATTGTGCAAACAAACTTACAAAAATTTAGAGAATTGCGCGATAGCAACAAAAATATTGTGCTACAATTATGCTTAACTGTAAATGCTTTAAATTTTTATTATATAGATGAAATATTAAATTGGGTTCCACACCAAATGTTCAACTATCATTATCTTAATGTAGTCCATGATCCACCACATTTTTGTGTAAAGAATCTTAATGATGCTGCTAAAGAAATGATAACAAGTAAAATTTCACAAGCTAATATACCATCAATATTTGCAGATGAAATAAAGAATTTATTGCAGTTTATGAATAGTGGCAGTGGCACCGATTGCAAATATCTTATACAAGTATTGCGTGATAGTGATAAATTTCGCAAGCAACATCTTGCAGATCACCATCCAGAGTTAGCGGCAGCAATAGGTTATGATTAAATTTGTTGTTTTCTTTTAGCCCAATTAGCACGATGTTTCGCTTTTGTTTCTTCGCTTCTTTTTTGACCTAACATTGATTTTCTAAGTTTTTCTTTTTGTTCTTCGGACATCTTTATTCCTTTACGATTAGAAACTCTGCCTTTGAGAGATTTGCTTTGTTTCTCTAATGTTTCTTTTGTAGGTTTATATCCACTTGAACCTTCGCCGCCATCTGTTAGATTTAATAATCTACCAGTTCCTATATTTTCTCTGCCGTAATATTCAATTAATAACTTTTCTATAAGAAATGCTTGATTTTCTGTAAGATTCTAATATAATAATTTTATTCTACTTTTATCTTGCGGCGGCGGTATTCTTTTATCTTTTCTAAACGCTCTTCTGCCTTTTCCCTTGCCGATATAATAAAAAGAAGAATCGGATTTTCTTATGTAGGCATAAACATAATAAATTTGCGAGGATTGCTCGTTATTAAATACCATTGCTGTGTTCCTTTTCAACATAGAGTAGGCGGGATTGCAGTCCGTGGCCTACACTATTATTTAGGCAAATAATGACAGAAAATAATAAAGAACAATTTATGGACTTCTGCCTAGCCCCATTTACGCACACATTTATTTCTCCTGTCGGTGAAAGACGCCTATGCTGCGCCTCTCGTGAACCTGCGCAGAACTTCAAGCAGTATATTGACACTGCTGGCGGAGATGGACAATTTAATCCGCTTACATTAAAGGATTGGTGGAATGGTGAACATATTAGAGAAATTAGAAAGCAATGGTTGGCTGGTGAAGTTCCTTCTGCATGTGAAGTCTGTGATAAAAAGTTACTTAATACCTCTGTTTATCGCGATTACTTTAGTCACTTGTTTGGTCACCTTAGAGATGATATACAGGCTAATACGGATGCTGATGGTTACACAACTTTAGAGCCTATATCGTGGGATTATCGTTACAGTAATGTCTGTAACTTTAAGTGTCGCATGTGTGGCGATATGTTAAGCAGCGCGTGGGAAGTTGAAGTTCGCAAAAATTCGATGGTTGATTTGTCTAATCCTAAGAATCATTGGATGCAACCAAAGAACCGTCATGCTATCCGCGATTTTACACGTGATGTTGTAATACCAGAGTTTCGCCAAGCTATAGAAAACAAATCGGTGCGCGAAATCTATTGGGTTGGTGGAGAACCACTGCTTTATGATGAACACTGGACATACATGCGCCGTATTATTGAATTAGGTTATGCAGATCAAGTTCGTGTGCGATACAATACAAATTTAAGTTATTGCAAGGATGGCAGTGGTAGCCTATGGGAACTCCTAAATAACTTCCCACACTGGGAAATTTGTGCAAGCTTGGATGCAACGGGAGCAATTGGTGAATATATTAGAACTGGTCTTGACTATAATAGTTTTTTGTTCAATTTTAGAGAAGGCATTGCACACGCAAGACATAATCGTCAGATGCGCCTTGACTTTACTCTTACTACCGTTGGTCTTTTTGATGTTGAGAATATCATCGCCCTCGCTGATGAACTGAATGTTGAATTGCTAAGCAAGGTAGTGTTTGCTTTCTCGCCTGATATACTATTAAGTCCACTTGCTATGCCTTGTGATATACTGCATCCTCTTATTGAAGATATACAAAGCCGTATTAAACCACGCATTACTCGTCGCACACAAAGCCTATGGGATGTATTAGAACACTTAAAAACTCGTCCTACATTTGCTGAACAATGGCCAGAAACATATGCAGCAGAAGCTGTAAAAGGAAAGGCGCATCTTTTAAAATTGGAATCTATCCGCAAAGATGCTAAAATAAAAATAAGTGATATCCTTACTGGTGATGTCTTAACTTGGTGGAATAGTATATGACTGTTGTAATGACCCTTCGCAATCCGCTTGATAAAACGGATGTGTTTCCTGTATTCATTGAACCCAATGATACACAACTTGCTCGTGATTGGGAAGCAGCATTATCTCTTGAAATACAGCGCAATGCTATTTTAGAAAAGAATTATTGCTGGCATGGCTGGCCAAATGGTGCAAGAAATTTAGAATATCTTACGAGTGAATTAAGTCGCCATGCACTTAACATTTGGAAATATAATGAACTTGGTATTTGGCAATCAGCAGGATTAAAGAATGTTGTTATCGAAACAGTTTACACACCAGAAACTGTTATGTTGCCATTGACTGATGAACGCAATAGCGGTGGTCCTAATCATGATGTAATGAATATTGTTCACAATCATTTTGAGCATCTGCAAGGAACTGTTGAAAATCTAAGTCTTTACTATAAACTTGCTCCGCCTAATATCAAATATAGCATCAGGCAATTAAACAATCTTTGCCATGAAATTGAAACTCTTTGTTTAAGTTTGCGTAAACAAAAACACAATCCAGATTGGGTGCGCCCATCGCAAATTACAACATTTCTTAATGCAAAGAGATATAATTTAACCGAAGAACATCGTCGTGGATTTTTAACCAATGGTCATGATAGAAAATTTGGTCATGTTTATATGCACTGGACACAAATTGGCAAGACGCTTATGGAAGTATTCCGTGACGAAGGTGCTCCACATCTTGACCAAGCTACATGCGATGTTATTACTCATTTGCAATATTATAGTGGTGAATTTGATATTGAATGGGGTCGTGATGTTTGTTATGGAACGCATGATTGGCACACTAAAGAACAAGACCAATTCTACGAATGGTTGCGTCGTGAAGGATATGATCCACACGATACATCACTAAGTCTTGGTTACCTTGAAATTGGAAAGATTGATTTGGAAATGAGTTTTGGCACAAGCGATGTTGCCGAGATTTGGAAAATCATGGGCGATCATCTTGACATTTATAGTCTTGAAGTAGATGGTAACCATGCTATCTATGATTATTCTTGGGCAGACGAGGATCATGAACAGCGGCAAATCAATTATTTGATGCCAGGTTATAATAGTCACAATGTTTGATATCTATTGGTATGACTATGATGATTGTAGTGATATTAAGCACTTAATAAAAAGTGCTGTAGAGAGTAGTCGCACTGAATATGTATGGCTTGCACATAAAGCAGTAGACTATTCTAATTTTAATTGGCGGTGGATGCCTAACTATCATCAAAAGCATTTCTATCATGCGTGGCCAAGTCATAATAATCCTAATTGTTTGACTACATGGCTTATACCTGTTGATAAGGCGTTTGAAGATACCCAAAAAGTATTTCATGATAATATTTTACCAATTATAAAACCGCCTGTATGGAATACAAGTGACCAAGTTTTGTATGATGGTTTTAATTGGAACTGGTATCCTGATGTATGGGATTGGGATAAGCAGCATCATTTCGCAATGGGCGGCACCACTCAATTATCTTATACAAGCGTTGGTAATGGTAGTGAAATAAAATATCATATTTCCGATTTGCAGTTTAAAGCTATAGGTATTTGGTATGACACTGACAACATTGAAAGTTCACCCTATGAATGGACTTGGATTGCTGACAATCGTATAGATTACACGGATTTTAACTGGAGTTGGTTGCCTGATAGATGGGATGCAGATGCAATACATGAATTTTGTATGTATAATTCACAGCATCTTTCATATACTCGTTTGGTGAATAAAAACAATAACGGCAAACGTGTATTTCATCATTCATACTTGCAATTCAAACCTAATGTTACACCCCTTATATATTGGCAAGATTTCTTTGATGAATTATCACTTGATAATCTTCGGCAACTTGCGCAAGGCAATGAATGGACTTGGATAGCCGATAAGCGAATTGATTATAGCGATTGGAATTTTGATTGGCTTCCTGATGGATGGGATACAAAGTATATTCATTGCTTTACTATGGAAAACAAAGACCAATTAAGCTATACCTGGTTAGTGCATCGTGATGCAATTACTGATTTCGTAGATTACAAATATCATCAATCGCAATTAAAATTCAAAGATGCACATGCTGACATGTGTTTGTTAAACACTAATTCTTTTAGTAATATTATTCACAAAGATTTCCAAGTGCGACTTATAACAACTATGGAAGAAGCAATTAAGTCCGCCGTAGCAAAAAGTAAGCGCGAATGGTTATGGATTTTTAGTGATGTTTGTGAATATAATGATTTTGATTGGACATGGTTGCCAGACCTTGATCAACGCGACCAAATACATTGTTGGCCAAGCGGCACGTGTGAAAAGGGCGATACATTTTTAATACATGTTCCCAGTTTTAATCCACATAAACTAAAGTTTAATTTTGAACATGAACCAGTTATTCGCAAACGCTGGCCAGTTGTTAGCATTACGCACGATAGTTTAGCAGAAGAACTTAATGCTACTCCGCGTCTAAGTTCAATTTATACAATCTATTCCTATACAGGCTTTACAGATTATCCAGATGTTTGTTTATGGGATAAGCGACCAGTTGTTAGCCTGAATCGCAGCAATAGCAGTTGCCTTGTTCCGCGTGATTGCATTGTGCAAAAAGAAATATATGAATATCCACACTTGTTACGGCATCCGCAATACGGATTTGATATTCCAATTGATATTATTTTTATTCATAATAATGAAAACTGTGTAGCGCAAAACTGGGTGCGATTAAAAGCACTATGTCAACATGCAAAAATATTAAGCGGTATAAATGGCAGATTAAAAGCATATCAAAGTGCTGCAAGCATAAGTGAATCGCCGTGGTTTATAGCTGTGTTTGCGAAGTGCTATGTAAAAAATGATTTAGCAAATATAAAATGGCAACCAGATTATTGGCAAGAACCTAAACATTATATTTTTCACAATCATAATTTAAACAATGATTTGATTTATGGTCATATGGCACCAATTGCTTATAACAAAAAGCTGATGTTGGGCAATGAAGGCGGTCTTGATATGACGCTTGCTCAAAAACACACCACTGTTCCAATAGTTTTAAGTGAAACTGATTTATCGCCTGATTATTTCTTAATTTGGCGCACGGCATTTCGTGAAGTTATCAAAATTCTTCACTATAATAATAGCAATCCAAGTGTTGAGAATGAATATAGACTACATAATTGGTTTAATGTAAGTCGTGGTGTGAATTGTGATTGGCAAATAAAAGCCGCGCATGATGCAAAAAATTATTATTACGCTTGTAATGGCAATAATGATGCACTTTTGCTTACCAGTGAATGGGATTGGCTTTCAGCACTTTTCAATAGTCTTTATAAGGATGAAATTACTGTTTGAATAACTGTTTCAACTTGTTCATCAGTTAAATGCCAGTGGCTTGGTAAACTTATTACACGTTCGGCATTAGTAATATATTCTGCTTGCGGACACAATTGATAACCATAACATTTAACAAATGGTTCACGGTTCAACGGCCTTGCATAATGACTACTATATTCTATATCAGCAGCCTTTAGTGCTGCTTTCACTCTATCTTGACGCAGTGGTGCTAAACTAAATGAATAATAATTCCATGTAGCCCAATCTTTTCGCATTGGTATATCTAATGCTTCGGTATGTTTAATAAACGCATTATAATAGCGTTCACAAATTGCAAGCTTGCGTGGCAGATGATCTTCATAGTAAGGAACTTTGGCAACAAGTGTAGCCGCTTGTGTTGATAACATGCGACAATTAAGACCAGGTAATTCTATTTGACCATAAGGTCCGCCTTCTATCTTACCCATAGTGCATGTGCCACTCAATATAGATGGATGAATTGTTTTACTCACAACAGCACCGCCGCCACTGCCACCAAGATTTTTAAGTGGATTAAAGCTTAAACAAATAGCATCAGCGATTGTTTGGCCATACGCTTTTGTGCATAATCCAAAACTATGTGCAGCATCAATAATCCATTTGATATTATGGTCATCACACCATTTGCGAACACGAGATAAGTCAACGCCTTGACCATATAAATCAACAGTGATAAGAGTGCTAATCTCTCCACCATATTTGGTATACATTTCATCGAGCAGTTCAATGTCCAATAACCAACTGTTATCAATATCAACAAAGGTTGGGATACAACCTACTGCCATAACTGCTTGAGCGGTAGCTGCATATGTTAGTGCTGGCATTAGCACACGCGAACCACGCTTTGTATAAAGAGCCATTAGTGCAGCAATAAGTGAACTGGTTCCACTGTTAGTGAGTTCAACATGCGCATCATTATATTTTACACGAATATATCGTGCAACAGCATCGTGTGCTTCGCCGCTATAAAATTGTCCGCTTTTAAAAGCAGATTGCATACCACCAAGTATGTAACTTTTACAATCTTCGTATTGTTCTTTAAGATTGTAATAATTTATTGATGCCATCTTCTAAACTTGTCTTTGGCGTGTAACCAAGGAATTGAACTGCACGTCGAGTATTAAGCGAACCACGCTTTGGCATGTTAAATGGAATACCATCGCCATACAAGATTTTGCTTTGGGATTTGGTCCAATCTTTTATAATTGTAATAGCATCTTGTAGCGTCCGTGCGCTACCATAACTTACATTAGCAATAAAATTATGTGTATCAAGCACTGCAGCATTTGCAATAGCCTGTGCTACATCTTCAACATATGTAAAGTCCAACGTGGCTTTAGGATCATCTACATGGATCGTTTCTTGTTTTAAGGCAGCACTTATCCATTTAGAAATAACACGATTGCCATCATCGCGGTTTCCATACACCGCCGTGGGGCGAATTATTACCCATTTATTTGCAATAATTCTAACCAATTCTTCGCACATCTTTTTAGCCCTACCATAATCATTGATAGGTTTAAGTGGCGCATCTTCTACAATTTCTCCACTCCAATCGCCATAGACCATACTACTTGAAATATAAACCATCTTGGCGTTAGGATAAGTTGTCAATAGATGAATAGTGCTTTGCACTGTATTGCGCCAAGCAGCAAGATTGTTTTTATCAAATGTAGCTTGATTTGGTTCGCCAGCAAGATGAACAATTACATCTACATCTTGTACAATTGTGCTACTGCAATCAGCATTGATCCATTCATCATAACCAAACTCCATATATCGCCCACGAGCAAGATATAAATCAGTATTGATATAACGCAAATCATCAATAACAGTGACACGATGACCACTATCAATAAGACGCTTTACAACATGATGACCAATAAATCCGTAACCACCTGTCACTAATATATGCATTTTACACAGCCATTTCTGCTTTGATTGTAGAATGAGATTGATAGTTTTGTAAAATAATATCATCCATTTTTGCTGTCCATATATCCGCAACATTACTTAAATCTAATGTAGGATATGGATAAGGTTCACGACCTAATAATTCTAAAACTTGTGGAACATGGTTATTGTAGATATGAACGTCACCAAATGTAAGAATAAGTTCACCAACTTCTGCACCAATTGTTTTAGCAATAAGATGTGTGAGTAGAGCATAGCTTGCAATATTAAATGGAACGCCCAAGAATAAATCTGCACTGCGTTGATACATTTGGCAACTTAAAATATTTCTACGAATATAAAACTGTGCAAACATGTGACATGGCGGCAATGCCATTTCTCCCAACTCACCTGGGTTCCATGCAGTAATAATATGACGGCGACCATTGGGATCATTCTTTAAGCCATCAACGAGATTTTTTAATTGATCTACTTCAACACCATCTGCACTACGCCAGTGACGCCACTGCACACCATATACACGACCCAAATCGCCACTATAAGCAGACTTTGGAAGCCAATAATCTGCGTTAGCATTTGCAGTCCAGATTGTTTTTTTGCTTTCATCTCTTGTGCCATGTAGGATTTCTGCCAATCGTCGTTCATCACCACTGCCTTCAATAAACCAAAGTAGTTCACTAACCACACTTTTCCAAGCAAGTTTTTTAGTAGTCATTGCTGGAAAACCATCTTGTAAGTTAAACCGCAATTGTTCACCAAACAAACTGATAGTTCCTACGCCAGTTCTGTCTATAACTTGTGGTCCAGTTAGTATAATTTTTTTACATAATTCGTTATAATTTTGCACGTGTCCACACCGAGAATACTTTATCTTTGCCATATGTTTCATAATTCATCACATATGAGTCTAATAAATCTAACACATTTAACTTAATATCGCAATTAAAATTATTATCAAATGTTGTAAGATATATCTGTTCAAACAGATGTTTGGTGCTTTCAATCAATTTAGCACCACCAATAATCCAAACATCTTTGTTGGGATGTTGTAATTTTAAAACTTCTAAACTTGGAAGTAGGGCACTACCCGCTATAACATCATGTGCATCCGCAAAGTTTTCAATTGATTGATTTGTTACAACAACACAATGTCTATCAGGAAGTGGTTTGGGCATTTTAGGATCACACCACGTGTTGCTGCCCATTACAACCACGTGTCCTTTAGTATTACTACTAAACCATTGCATGTCCTGTTTATCGTGTGGCCATGGAAGGGTTCCATCTTTACCCATACCACCTTCAATATCAGTAGCAAAGATGGCTTTGAACATTAGTCTAACAATCTATTGGTTTCTGTTTCAACTTCTTCTGCAATTGCGCTGATATTCAAATGGAAGTCAACACAATCAATATCATCTGCATACATTTCAAGATAGGTTTCTATCAACATTTCAATTTCAGAAAATTCCATGCCTCTTTCAAGCATGACTTTAATGTCAAAACTGTGTGATTGACCATCATTAAAAGATGCACTTATTGATTTTATAAAACGAATGGGAACATCTGAAATTTCTACGGAAGAAATTAGGTGTTCCCATCTGTTAAAAAATTCATCGCTAAAATTATTATCAGGCACTGGTCTTGGTCTTAGCAGTCTTTGCAGGAGCCTTTTTAGCAGTAGCCTTAACAACTACTGGTTTAGCACCTTGAAGTTCATTAAGCTGCTTTTGCATGCCTTGCATAGTCTTCATCATTTCCATCATAACCGCAGTCATATCTGGAGCAGTGGCTGGTGCTGGCGCAACAGTTGCTTCTGCAATACCAAGATCGGCAGCCGTGACACTTTCACTTACCATTGCATCTGTTGCTGCTGTCTTAGCTGGATCATTAAAGCCTTGCTGATTTTCCATACGTTCAAGACGTGAAACTGCTTCTGGACCCTTACCAACTTGATTAAGAAGTTTGGTAAGTTCATCAAGACGGATGCTGCTTTTGCTATTTGGTGTTACCATAACATTAGCTGCTGGCACACGCTTAAGGTAATTTTCAGCACTTAGTGCTTGTAGCATGTTCATTCCATCTGCCATCATGCGGCGTTCAAGAATATCACGGAACTCATATGCTTGCTGACCTTCATCACTTTCAAGAACCTTCATGACATCATCATGATACTTGCTTGGCATGATATCACTATAAATGACAACTGCCATATGATCTTCGTCACCGCTTAATTGACGCTGTACAATGATAACCTTTTTACCATTGACGCTGCCTACGTGTTTAAAAAAACTCATTGATTTACTTCCTCTATTGGTTGTTCTGGTGCTGGTTGTGGATTATTAGCAACGATAAATGCTTTTACCTTATCATAAACTGCACCTACGCTACTTAATTCTTCTGCACGGAAAGCACCACGCTGTGCAACTGTTTCTACAATTTGAACCAAGAAAGCAATATCATTGATAGTAACACTTGGCGGTGTTGCAGGAACATTAGTATTTTCGTCTGTCATTATAATCTCCGTTTTTATTATTTAATATAATAAAAAAGGCTCCGAAAATTTTTCGGAGCCTTTTGAGACTGCAAACAATAGGAGCGAAAAGACAGTCTCAGTCTTCGTAGTAAGCGTGAACACCAAATGGTGGTTGAATGTTCTTGTTATACTTGTTATGGATAATCCATACAGTATCACAATAGTTTTCATCACCCCATGAACCAAATGGTTCACCATCGGTAAACACGATGAACAGTTTAGGTTCAATGCTTTCGTGTTCCATCCACCGCCAATTCACATCAAAGTCAGTGCCACCAAAACCTCTTGGCTCATAGTTTACAAGTTCATCGCCATCAGCAGTGGTGTAATCTTGTGGGTTATGAACCTGTGTATCAAAGCACCAAATCTTTATCTTGTAATCATCATAAGATTGCATGATACCATTGATTTCACTGAAGAACGCAGTCAATTGTTCTTGACCAATTGAACCACTGGTATCAATAGCAACGCAAACATCAATGGCTTGATCCTTACGCATGTTAGGCAGAACAAATCCTTGCGAGAACATTTTCTTGTTAGGAATAGTCCAAGTGTAATCATTCTTTACAGTAGATTGAATTTGCTGTGTAATGAGTTCACGCCAGTTGATTTTAGGTTGCGTGAGTTCATTGATCATACGCTTGACATTGCCAGGAACATCGCCAGCGCCAGTGCTTTGTGCAGCAGCAAGCATTGCTTCCTTGAACTCGTCTTTGATCTTTTGGCGTTCTTCTTGTGAAAGAACAGGACGACCATTGCCGCCCTTATCACCACTGTCATTACCATTACCATTGCCATCACCGTCTTTATCGGCTTCAAGATGGTCATCAAGCAACTGGTCAAGCAAATCTTCGATATTGAGTTTCTGTGCGTTTTTGATCAAGTCATCATAGACTTGTTCAAAGTTCCAGTCATCATACTTGCGATCATAGAGAACAGGCACAACTGTAATTTTTTGACCAAGGGTATACTTTATGCAGTCAGCATTGACCACATAATCCATTGCAATGTTTGCAAGGTCTTTTTGTTTGCCAATACCACGATTGATATGGTCATAAGCGCAATGAAGCAACTCATGGCAAAACAAGAACATCATTTGATTTGTAGGAAGCTTGAGGATGAAATCGCTGTTGTAATAGAAATGGCGACCATCGGTTGCGGCAGTGGTCAGCCAGCTATCGGCATTGACCAGTTTGAGCCGCATGGCAAGATTACCAAAAAACGGTTGTTTAATAACAAGCGCAATACGCGCCTTGAGGATTGCTTGACGAGCATCGTGGTCAACCTTTGGGTCAACCGTATCGGACAGTTTGCCGCTACCTTGTTTCATTTTAGCCATGTTTGTTCTCCTATCTATATTATATAATAACACGGATTTGTATAATGTCAAGAGAAAAAAATAGGGGGGTAGTTGCGGCTACCACCCTATAACTCGCCCTCACTGATGGAGAACGATGGGGCGAGATTAGTCCTTCAACGCTGACAGAATATAGTCACCGTTTTTAGCATGGAACTCTTTGTAGTTCGTCAGCTTGCTTGTCTTCATAGGCAGCTTGTGGATACGCACAAGGGTAGAAATCATCATAACTTGCAATTCTGTATCCATGAGATCAAGGAAAAAGCGAATTACATTGTTGATTTCTTCATGCCAAGCAGTGTAGTCTGCATCCTTGATGCGTTCGCCACCACGACGAATATAGCTATCCTTCAACTCATAACAAGTTGAAACTGTGAGTGAATACTTTGCACCGATATCTTTGGCTTTGAGTTCCTTGATCTTGCCAGCAAGGATGTCGCTTGGGTTTGGCATCTGGCTTGCAACCTTACGGTGTGCAGAGAACTTCAGTGCAACACCTTCACCAACAGTGCCCGCAACAAGGTCATTAAGTTCAGTTTCGTTGATGTCTTCTTGCAGAAGATCGCTCACGAATGACCAAGAACGAGGCGTGGCAAAAGATGCACCACTTGAGCGTGGGTCAAAGTTGAACAAGTCACCCTTGTTACAAGTCACATAGGCAACAACATCGGGATTGATACCATGGTTCAATGCCCATTCATTCCATGACTCGAAGTCAACACGCAAGTTCAAGTGAACAAAACGGTTGGCAAGCGGCGATGGCATACGATACACAACACCACGGTCAGTATCGCGGTTACCAGCGGCAACGATAACAACATTGTCAGGAAGTTCATAAGTGCCGACACGACGATTAAGAACCAATTGATATGCGGCAGCTTGCGTTGCAGGTGCGGCACTGTTCATTTCATCAAGGAAAAGCACCACAACAGGATACTTTGCGGCTTCCTCGGCAGTAGGCAAGTCAGGCGGTGCATTCCACATCGCATTGCCCACAGTAGGATTGTAGTAGAGAACACCTTTAAGATCGGAAGGGTCCATGAGTGCAAGACGCAAGTCATACAACTTACCGCCCATGCTTTCGCAAATATCAGCAACCAATTCAGATTTGCCGATACCAGGCGCACCCCACAAGAAGATTGGGCGTTTACGCTTCATACATACCATAATTTCACGCTTTGCGGATGCAAGCGTAACTGTCCGAACTTCGGACACTGCATCATTGACTTTAGCCATTTGTTTTCTCCATCAGTTGACTATAACTTAATATAACACATTATTTTGTGCTGTCAAGCATTTTTTACACAAATTTATATGCAAAAACTGCGATACCAATAGCAGCTACCACGATAGCCGCAATTTGAATTTTGTGGGAAGTTGTCAAGTTAAGGAACTTGGTTTCTTCTTTTGCAACACCTTTTTTAAGTGCTGCATACTTGTCTTCAACATGATAATTCTTCAAATCAACACTAACTGCTGACAACTTTTCTTTGAGAGAGTCAACAAGAACCATCAATTCCTTGTGTTTTTGTGCTTCTACATTGATATAATCAGTAATATCACCAATATTATCAATCAAATCAGTATGATAAATTGGCGGAATTGGGTCTGTGCTTGAGGCAAAAGTTTTTGCTCTTGGCATTGCAACAACGGGTTGTGCTGACACAGAACCAATAGCTTGCTGTGCCTGTTGAATAGCTGTTTCAACTTGCGTGGTATTGCTTGATTCGGTATCTTCAAATAGGCTGGTAGCGGCGTCTGACATTTTGTAATCTCCTTTATATTATGAGTATAACATTATTTTAAGGGTTGTCAAGCAGTTTTTTTGTCTCTAAAAGTGGCGGAATCTTCATTTTAATCCGCACATAATGCAAACGGGTTTTGTTATCTTCGTCATGTTTATGGATGCGGGCTGTCAAAATAATGACAGTTCCACGCTCGCATTTGTCTGCAAACGGAAATAGCACAAGGCAGTTATCTTCTGTCAGCGCAGTATGATACCACTTGTTATAATTATAGCTAAAAACTGCCGAAATAATGGTGACTTTACCCTCAAAATTATCACCTACTTTGCCAAAATGACGACTTTTGTCTTGCAAATCCTTAATTTCATCCCGTGCATTTTCACGATCAATAGCGTTTTTATAGGAACTTGGCACACTGGCAATGAGTGCTAACGCCTTGTAATCACTGGACAAAAACTCTTTTTGTTCGGTCAACAGAACAAGATTTTTCCAGTAATCGTGCAGTGTTCCGCCAATAAGTTCAAACATCTTGCTGTCAAGATATTCAAGAATTTGTTCAGCACTTTCAATATCTTGCGGCAAAATCTTAACGTGCTCAATCTCAGGATTTAAAAGATCACGCATCAGAGCGCCATTGCTTTCCTCACCCTTTTCTTTATCCGCCTCATAGCGTTTGATATAACGACCATTGATCCGTTGTGCCGCACAAGCAGCAGAAATAGCCTCTTTTAGGGTCATAGTGGTCATTTTGCACCTTTATGCTTAGGTTTACGGCTATAGCTACCCTTGCCCTTACGGGGAGTGACAATTTTTTGACGGTATTTGGGGTCCGCAAGGGACTTTGCAATAAGGCTACGCATCGCTAGTTCTCCATCTATAATGCTAATTTAGCATAATTTATGGATTTGTCAAGCTAAAATTTCTATCGCTTGGCGTAAATTTCCATCGCACATAGCAAGAATTGAGGATAATTCTGTATCCATTAGGAATAATTCCCCACTGCTCATTTTCAAAAACCAAGGAAATTTATGGTATCGGTCCATTAAAACCAATTCTTTACCATTTATTTGATATTTTTTTCTATCAATATTATGTTTATAAAATTCATAACCAGCATTTGTAAGCAAATCGTATGCTGTATTGTTTAGTCTAAAACCAAAGTTCTTGTTATTATGATACCAATATAGCACATAGATGTTCTTTTTATTTGGATTTGGAATAGGTGAATTTTCACCGTGCGCTAAACGGTATAATTCATGTGTCCATTCTGTTTTGGATTTTTCAGTCATTTTGTGGGATAAACAGCAGCACCACTGTTTAATAACACAACACTAAAGCGATTTGTTTTGAATTGTGCATTTAACTTTTTACATAAATTTATTGCGTGACCAGGATTTGAAAAACTTGATTTTTTATACTTAGGTCCGCTATATTGTGCTAACATACTGGTAGTTTTAAGATTTACTGGTTTATTATCCAAGAAAATTGCCCAAATGCCTTCGCTCGCCAAAACTTGTTCTGACTTATAAGTTTGCTTATTAGTAATTTCTAATAATACTTGAGGCTTCGGTCTACTCATAATTGATAATCTTACAATATATTTATCGGTTCGAATCGATCCTAAAAATCTTTCCCTACCATTTCCACTTGAACAACATTAGCATTTTTCAATTCTTCTTCTACTTCTCCAAGTTTATTTTCAAGTTGTAGCACATATGCCAACACATCTGTGAGTTCTCTGGTCACATTGCCAATGGTTTCTTTATCAAACATTAAACCATTGCCAACCACATTTTGACCGCGACTAATGAACTCTCTTATAGCATGCGTATTAGGTGGTCTCATTATTCATAATCCTTAAACGCTCAGATTGCTCAATTTTAGTTTTGAACGGACCTTCATATTCATAACGCTGTAGCGTGATAAGTTTTGGTGTAAACTCTGGAACATAAGTTTTATTATATTTTACAATGTAATAGCCAGCGCAATAATAGGAACTGCTTTTATCATTTTTAGTGTAAATTGGCAGTTTTAATTTAACATTCCACAAGATATTATGTGGCGTGTGATTTGTAGGAAAGTCATAAACCATATTTTCAACGGTGGGTTTTGACTCACGACTGCGGCGAACAAAGGTAATGCCCTTTTCAGCAATCATTTGTTGCATATCTGGAAATACTTCAACATTATCTTCCATAGTACAACGGACGCCACTGGTGGTTTGCGCAATGTTTCCAATGCGCTCACCACGATCATTTTCAATAATCCAGAAACGATTTTCTACAATATTTTTAGCCTTAAGCGACATCTTTAGGATTTCCTTGTATCATATCTTTAAGTGTATCATATTTGCTGCGAACATACAAATATGAACTCCATCCAAGTGCGCCAGCAATATAAACTCCTGTATTTTGGATGTTATAAAATAATGATAACACTGCCATTAGCACAAAACATATCAACAACATCCAAGAAATAGTCAAATCAATAGTGCGCAAAATCTTATCCATATACGGTCTCCTGTAACGGTTTTGCCAGAATATCAGCAATAGGTTGAACATTTTCAGATAGTTTAACAAGTTCCCATTTACTACAGAACTTGATAAGTTGACTGCCAATTTGACGATTGCTCTTGGGCTTAACTTCTAACAGTGCAGCATCAATAGCATCGCGTATTTCTTGTGGCTGTGCAGTCAAATCCACAAGAATACGGTTTTCTTCATAACGATCAAGCACACGATGCTCTACGCCTTCATGGTCAACCCAACGCTGTAGCATCATGTTATTCCATGCCCAACCACGCTTTTCACGGTCAGCAAAAGCTTCGACGAGACCGACCTTCTTGGTGCTGCCTTTGGTGCGGACGCCAGGATATGCAGTCATAATATGGTCAGTGGGATCGCCACGCATACATTTTTCAAATAGCACAAACTTAGGGTCACCAACTGTCTTGGGTGTTTTAGTTTTGCTATCAATTACTACTTTGCCATTATCTTCAAAATAACCTTGAAGCGTAATATGTTGATTTGTCAACCCATTGTAAATGCTGACATTTTCAGCAAGCAGTTGGTGAAAGTCGCTGTCATTGCTCAAAATAATATGTTCATCTTGTGGATGAAGTGCAATCCAACGAGCAATAATATCATCGGCTTCTGCACGTGCAACTTTGATAACACTGCAGTTTGTTTTGTCATTTATCCAATTAGTAAAGTCTTCATAGGCTTTCCAAAACTCTGCATCTTCTTCTGCTTCACGTGCAGTCATTTTACTTTTAATAACCGCACGATTTGCTTTATAAGTGCCTTTGGTGTCCTTGCGCCAACTACGGCTTTCAAGGGCAAAAATAACATGGTCAGGCTTATGCAACCGATTTACCTTTTGAATAACATTAAAGGTAATATGCAGTGCAAGCCCAATTTTCTGCCATGTATCCACGCCACGATTAGAGGAGTGACGGGCACGTGAGAACAGGTTGGCTGTATCAACAAGAAGATATTTCATAATACTAATATAATGTATGGAGTTTATTTTGTCAAGGGTTATTTGAATTCACTGCGTCCATCACCAAGATCAGTTCTGGTGACATAGCGAGTATTATCCAAGTTTGGTGGATTTTGCTCATTAGAGTTCAAAATATTACGAGCAACATCATTAAGCCAAGCATCTACAAGGTCTTCTGGATTTATACCACGATAACCATTACTGCGTAGCATTGCAATAAACTCTGCATTCCAATCCAATTCCATGCTACCCATGCTTGGGTTTTTTGGATCAAAATCAAAACCAATCACGGTAACCCGTGGTTCTTCTGTCTTTGGTTCTTCTGGTTTAGGTTCTTCTTTTTTAACTCGTGGTTTACGAGGTTTTTTAGGTTTTGGTTCACTGTTAGTTTTAGTAACGGCTGGTGGTGCGCTTACATCAGAGGCGTCAGCGGTGTTATCAGTTTCAGTATTTTTTGATTTACCAAATAGTTTGTCGAATAATCCCATATATCACCTATTATTGATTTGGAACACGATAGCAGCGGCGTTCAAATCCCACAAAATTACCCCACTGGTCAAATACACGCTCACGGCGGCATTCTGTATGATAATAATTTTCGTCCTCAAGACGTGGCTGACTTGCAATAGCACCACCAACCATACCACCAATTATAAGACCACCAACAAGTGGTGCAACCCAATTGCCACCACCATAACCAGGTCTTGGACCACGATGACGCCAGTCATCAGCGTGGGCGGCGGTTGCAGAAAGTAAGGTAACTGATGCAAGAAGAAGTGCAAGTGTCTTACGCATAATAGTTCTCCAATAGACTATAATCAATATAACATATTTATCGGGTTTGTCAAGGGCTAATTTAAGTATGGACGGTATTTTGCTTCAAAATCTTGAATATATTTGATACCACTGGATTTTAGGACTATTTTCTCATCTTGCATACCCTCTGGAACTTCTGTTCCAAGATATTGATATAATTCTCGTGCCTCTACATATTTTTTACCGTTTGCAACTTCTTGCTGTATGTATTTCAATATAAAATACTCTACTTCTTCTTCGGTTAGATCAAACTCTTCTTGATTATCCATTTGCGACCTGCAATAGTGTTAAGTAAATTTTCCATGCTTCGTCAAGCGATGGATGTTCTTTTTGTAGTGCTTTTTGTTTTGCATAAGGAATGTTAAAAAACAAACTGTCGTCACATTCTGGAAGTGCGTTATCTACCCAAATTAGCAAACCTTGTTTGCGAGCATTGGCAAAGTTTTGCCATCCTGCACTATCGCGTGGGATAGCCCGTCCTGTATCATACTCAAAATCATATTCGTATTGAGTGCTGCTCACCTATTACTTATCACATATAGCGTTATGATTTCACTTAATCGTTCACCGAAATTTTCACCTTCGTTGATAACATGCAGTTCATTCACATAACGATCTTTGCGGTCATCATATCGTTGAAACTCTATGATATAACCACCATTTGCAACATGCAATTTCATATTGATACCATTAGCATCAATTGTATTTTCTTTAATTTCTTTAATATTAGAAAGATTTACCACGCTTTCTTCGTTTGCTGTTTCCCAAGCCTTTTTTGTTTGCTTAAGAAACCATCGGTCAAACCACTTCATTGAAATTTCCTTTCAATATCATCTTCATCACATGCTTCGCCAAATTGTGTTTCAATAATAACGAGCGGTTCCTTACCAATGTTTACAACTTGATGCCAATAACCCACTGGAATTTTAATAGTTTCAACTGCTTGTAAAATTTCGGTTCGGTCATTGTATGTAGTATCGCTATGATTTGTAACAACTCTGGCAACACCACTTTGTACAACCCAAAATTCACTACGCTTGCTATGCTTTTGGTAACTTAAACAATGGCTTGGTTTTACCACTAATTCTTTTACTTTGACATTTCCAGTATCATGCAACACTGTAAAATGCCCCCAAATGCGTTCTTCAAAATCTTTAGTCTTCATATCGTTGTTTTTCCATAGGTAATCGCATAGCAGCAAATGTCGCTGCTTCATTATTGCTAAAATGCATACTAACTTTATCTAAACCGCAAGTTAAAAATGTAAAATCAACACCATACCTGTATCCTGCTTCACCCATAGCATTGCAGATTATACAAGCAGCTTCCACATCACGATAATTTGCATTAAGCGCACCGCCTTCTATGTAATCGCCAGGATCAATAAAATATCCATTTGATCTTGGTCTTTTTGTTAGTGATGCACTTGGAAAATCAAGTATTAAGGGTTTTTTTGACATTGATATAATAACATAAAATAACTTGTATTTTCTTCATTTGTAAACAAAACACTTACATTCTGATTATCATAATATTGATCTGTCCAAAAATAATCAACGCCATGTTTCAACCCTTGTTCTTGAAATAATTCTTTTAGTAGATACATGGTTTGTGTTCGTTCATTCCAAGTTTTAGATTTAAAGTGTTTATCAGAAGTTTTTATTGGAAACTTTGCTGTATTTTTCTTTAAAGTTTCTTCATAACTATGATATGATGGCACTGGCAATGTTCCACTAATTAGTGAGCGTTTCCGACTGGTTTTTCGTCAAAGAGTCGTGCATCAATATCCCAATTGTTTGGGATTTTTTCTCCGCGCCGCACTCGTTCATATTGCGAATAGGCATGGGTATTGCGCTTGTAAAGGTCGGCTGGGTTAAAAACAAAGCCATACTCCACACAAAAAGCCTTGAAATTATCAAGGTCGTTAAAAACACGATTTACATTCTGGTTCTTGATCATTTTAATTTCCGTTATATAAGAGTTAAAAATATGGACTTGCCAGTGCCACAATTCCCAATATACAGTAAACTTATAGTTTGTCAACTACTTTTTTTTTCGTTATTTTTCAATAACTTATTATAATGGTCGATAGCTGCTTGAAGTTTAGGAATATCATCCTTTCGCAAAATTACATCATTCCAAATCAAATCTGCCCCAAAAATATACTTTAGTGCAGCCCAAACTCGCTTGTAAAATGGTCGGTAATTACTTGCTTGAACATTTACAATAAAATCTGGACCATAAGGCAACTCATTGCCCCAATCATACACTTGAATAATAACGGTATGATCGGGACTATGACATTCACAGGAAAGAAATACCTCAAGGTCATCTTGCTTTACTGTTATATTTTCGTTATTGCTCATTATTTTGCCTTAGCTGGTAGCAGATACTCATATGTAATCAAACCACTATTGACAATGATCTTGGCAACACCATCATCACTGAACTCAACAGTCTTGTCACCTTGAAGATTAAGAATACTGATAAACAATCCAACTGGCCAAGCCCAACCCTTTGCCAAAGTGCCTGTCACATTGCTTTGGAATACAAAGTTACCAGCATGTGTAGAAACATCACCAAAGAAGAACTTTAAGTTAGTGCCTTCTGTCTTGGCAACAAACATCTTTTCTTCGCTGTTTGCTTGTGACTGGAACTTAAGACGCTGAATGCTTCCAACCGACGGTTCAAATGTAATACCAAAGTTTGCACCACGGAACTTGACAGTCTTAAGCTTTTCATTGATAACTTCTGTAGTCATAAAACGATAGTCGTTCTTAAAGTCACCGCCAGCGTTTTCAAAGTGAATACCAACAGGAGTTTGTGTGCCATTGCGTTGTTCACGCTTAAGTTCAATTGTAGCGTCATTGGCATATTCTGGAATATTAAGCACAGTGTTTAGCTTGCTCAAGTTTGGCATACCAAAGATGCCAGCAAAATCTGGATTTACTTCATTAAATTTAGCATTAAAAATTACTGAACGGTCTTCGGTAACGCTTTCAATTTTAGTTTCATTGGTATCGCCAGTAACCTTAACTACATCAATTCCAGTAGGAAGTGTGTGTTGAACAATATCTGTGAGAAAGTCTTTCATTGATTTTTCCTTTTGTAATTATAATAACAAATTTGTAATTAGTTGTCAATTATTTCTGCATAAGAACCACTAATTTTATATCTTGGCTCGTTATTGCCTGGTTTTTTTGCAACAATATAACTGCTGCGAAATGGTTGTATTTTATAATTTTCTATTACATAACCTAAGTTTGTCAATCTTTTCATTAACATTTTATAATCTATAACAGAAAAATCTAATTTTAAATTTGCCTCAATTGCCCAAATTTGATCGTCGGGTAAAAAGTTAAAAATAAAAACTCCACCTTCGTATAATAAATTGAAAACTTCTACAGCCCAACTGTAGATGTATTCTATATTAGCATAGTAAAATTCATTGAAGCAATAAACTAATCCAAAAGAGTTATATGGAAGCGCAGTTAAATCATATTCGGTTGTTGTATATTTTCTTAATCTACGGTTTTTATAAAAATCATTATTAAGTGAATCTGCTGCGTATTCACATATTTCCATATAGCGATCAACAATATAAAGCGGTTCACTTGCAACTGCATATGGCAAAAACTGCCCGACGCCTGGAAATAATTCTAATGTTGGTATATTATTGCCAATGTGCGGTATTAACGACATTGATAAATTATTAACATCTTCATCATGCAATTTATTAACTTTTACAAAATTCTTTCTTAATTCTAAATCTTGCCTTAATAATTTTTTATATAATGTTTCACTGTTAGAATACAATTGACCTTTTGAATAGGAAAGATTATTTTCAATATTATAAACTAAATCATTAAACAACTTACATATGTCGTCATAATTTTCATAACTGCTGCCATAAGATTCATAAAAATCTTTACATTCTACAATTTTATTGTATATTTCTTGTATCTGTAAATTATTCATTATTCAAAATCAAATAAATTAGTGAATGTATTGCTAATGTTTGTCGCATTGGTAATGTCCCAACCAAGAACATCAAGAAGATTTTCTACCTTTTGTGTCACAATAGTATCTTCCATTTCATCACTATCAAATGGCATTTCTTTAAACCATTTTGGAATACGTGTTTCATCTGTTGGATAACCAATGCTTGTAAGTCCAAGTGGATTATCTTTAAGTTTACAAACAATAGTTTTCATACCGTCAACAATTTCAATACTGCGAGTATCGCTGTGCATTCTGCGGAGATTATTCCAATTAATCGCCGCACGAACGTGCCCTGGCATGTTTGCCTTTCCTTGTTTCTTTTCTAAATCACCATAATATGTTAATTTATTAACACGCTTTGGTGTGCCCTTTTCCCAACTTGGTAATTCTTTAAACTTTGTTTTAAAATTTCGCACTTCTTCAATGATCTGCTCGCGTTCTGCACCGTCAAGAACTTTCTTTAAAATATCGGACAAGAAATCTTGCACAAGTTTGGGAGTATCACTGCGTTTAAGGTCAAGCCCCATAGCTTTAACTTTGCCAGTCTTACCTTCAATATCAAGTCGTTTACCTTCTAAATCAAAAATTAGCACAGCATAACGCTTTTTGGTAATAAACAACCCTTTACTTGCAATAAGTTCACGACCGCCTTTAATAATTGAACCAAGTTCTGGTGTTGTATGAAATGCTTCATACATGAATTTTGGGAATGTCATATTGACCTGTTCACCAATGCTATTATATAGTTGTATACAAATCTCTTTATTCCATTCCATGCGACCAGCTTCAACATCATCTTTGATAACGGGCCAAGCACTAAAGTATACAGAGTCAGTATCGCCATAGATAATTGCCTTACCAACATGGTCAGCTTCACCAGTAATCAATTGATTGACGGTTGCATCCATATGTTTTGCAATAGTTCGACCACATAGTGTGGTGCTTTGTCCAATGCGTTGGTCAAAGAAACGACAGCCTGCGTTAAGAATAGCACCATATAGACTATTCAAGTTAATCTTTTTAACTAACTGACGTTTATCCCAGAACGCAATTTCTTTTGGATCAGTTGATTCTTTCTTTTTAGCTTGCAGTTCTTTACGCTCACTATACCAACGCTCTAACAAGCTTGGCACAACGCCTTGTCGCTCAAGGTTAAAGATTGTGCCATTTGCACTTAACGCCCATGGTGCGTAGTTGTCAAAAATCATATCATAGATTTGTGCGGCACTATAAACTTCACTGTTACCATTTTCCCAATCAATGGTAATTTCTGTACCAATTTCACGGTTCATAACAGCACTATATTCTAAAGTTGCGAATAGACCTTCCCATGCGCCAGCAAATGATTTGCCTTCATCCATGCGTTGTTTAAGCAATGCTTCTGTCATAATAGGTCGCAACTGACCAACTACTGTCTCTGGTCCCATGTTAAGTGCACGAATAGTTGATGGATACAGTGAATTAATATCAATCGCACCAATCCAATCATTCAAACCTTTTTTAGGATAAGCAACATAAGCACCAGCAACTTGGCTATTGACTTCTTCATCGCGTGAACGGCGATTGGGAACTACCATACCACGACGATGTGCTTCGTTGATAATCGCTTGTTCTGTGACCGCAACCGCTCCCATTGTAGTTTGTAGCAACACAGTATTATCGTGCGCGATTTCATTTGCCAAATCAAGAAAGCGCAACTTTTTATCTAACTTATTGAGCAGTGCAACGTCTTGTCGTGAATACTGAATAAAGGTTTCAAAGTCGCGGTTATATAACTGGTCAAGTGTGCCTTCATATGCAGTCTTGCGTTCATTTAACTCATATTCACCAATAGCATCAAGACTATAACTATGGCGTTCTTCATAGGTATATTTGCGATACAGTTCCATATAATCCATGTGAACACGACCTACCAAGTCATATGTTGAACTTGTTTTACCATATTTTTCATACTCACGCACTTTTGGAAACTGGTCCCACAAACAGAAACGGCGTGTGTCATCTTTACTTAAAATGCGTGTTACGCGATTTACAGTGTATGGAATATCAAAGCCTTCGCTGTTCCAACCACTTAGCACATCTGCATCTTCAATAAGTTCAAGGAATGTTAGCAACATTTCTCGTTCACTATCAAACATAAAAGTATTTTCAAAGATGCTTGCTACTTTATTCGCATCTTCCATAGACATGGCACTTGGTGGCAGTGCTAATGTGATAAGTTGGTCTAACCAATCCAAATAAACTGTAATTGCAGTAATCTTTGTAAAGGGATCATCTGGTGTGCTGTAGCCTTTTTGCGGATCAAAATCCGTCTCAATATCGAAAAAAGCTGTTTGTAGCTGCGGTGAATCACTGCCAAGATAATTTTCTGCCAAACATCTAAAAATAGGATTGATATCGCTTTCAAATATTTGGTGTTTACCTTGTCGCAGATTCAGTTCCTTGCGGAAATCCTTACTGCTGCGACAAGTTATACGGCGAACTGGAGTATCAAATATGCTTTTGTGGTTGCCCTTTTCATCGCTGTAATAAAAAACATAATTTACAGGATATTCCTTATAAACACGTTTTCCATTTACACGCTCAACAACATGAATACGCTCATGCTGTCTATCAATAATTGCATCTACATAACTCATTTTATTCTCCAAGTCACTTGTGGCTGACCAAAACCTTTCTACATGCACGTGTGGTGTGCGAACCATATACTAATTTATTATACGGAATCTTTCAAATTATCCGTAGATTGCAAAATACTTTCAATAATATCAAGGTCTTCACGAGCCTTGTCATAGTCGCGCTTCATAGCCATCTTAACTGCTTTTTTAAGCAGA